ATGGCAGAGCTGGAAGCTGAACCAGATCCGCGCGACTGGCTGGTAGCGATCATCAACGGGTCGGACGATGCGATCATCAGCAAAGACCTCAACGGCATCATCCGAACTTGGAATCCGAGCGCAACCCGCCTGTTCGGCTATGGGCCTGAAGAAGTCGTCGGCAAGCCGATCACTATCGTCATCCCAGAGGATCGGCTTAACGAGGAGCCGGCGATATTGGCTGAGATCAGGCGTGGAAACAGAGTCGACCATTTCGAGACGCTCCGGCGCCGCAAGGACGGAAGCCTGATTGATCTCTCCTTGACGATCTCCCCAATCCGCAATTCGAAAGGCGCCATCGTCGGCGCTTCAAAGATTGCGCGCGATATTACCGAGCGCCGTCTGGCACAGGAAAAGCAACGCCTCCTCTACGGCGAAATGCAGCACCGGGTGAAAAACCTGTTTGCGCTGACCGCTGGCATAGTTGGCCTGAGCGCCCGGTCAGGCGTCGACGCTCCGACGCTTGCGGCGAGCATTCACGAGCGCCTGGTTGCATTGGCAAGAGCACATGACTTGACGATGCCTGACTGGCAGGGCGACGCGTTTATCGGCCAGTCCACCACTCTGCAGGCTCTGGTGCGAGCAATCCTACAGCCATATGCAGGGCATCATGTGATCGATATCAGGGGAGACGACCAGCAGGTCGGCTCGCGCGCCCTGACCCACGTTGCTCTCTTGCTCCATGAGCTGGCGACGAACGCTGCGAAATATGGTTGCCTCGCAGTTGCTGCAGGCAGTTTGGACCTCGACGTGCGCATCATCGATGGCGACGCCATCCTGATCTGGACTGAGCAGTCTGGGAGTGCGGCCGCTCCGCCTGAGAATTTAGGCTTTGGCGCACGCCTTGAGAAAGCGATCCAGATTTCCCTTCAAGCCAAGATCGAAAGGGACTGGCGGCCGAAAGGCTTGCTTGTGCGGATTACAATCCCGCTGGACGTTCTCACACAGTGAGAGCTTGGACGGCGATTGCTTGGGCAGCAAAGGTCCAACCCCACTAAGAGGGATTTGAATTCTCACTGCGGCCGGCGCGCCGCGATCTCTTTGATCAGCTGTTCGGCGGCCCGGAGCCGTTCATCATGCCGCGCCATCAGCGCGTCGAAGCTCTGGGCCTGGTCTATGAAGCGGGTGTTGGCGACGGCCTGCTGCTCGACCAAGCCGAGCTTGACGCGATCGGCAGCCTGCTCGCGCTGCATCGTCTGGATCGCGGTGTTGAGCGCGGTCTGCCCGTCGACCATCCCGCGCACCGTCAGTCCGAGCTGAGCGTTCGCAGCCTCAGCCGATTGCTTCGACGACCCGACCTGACTGGTCAGGTCCGACCGGACCGAGGCCGCCGAGACATTGATCAGGTACATCAGGCCGCCGAGCAGGACGGCCGTCATCGTCACCGTGGCGGCGAGTGTCGCGACCAACTGCGGAAAGGTCATCCTCGCATTGCGGTGCGCCTTGCGATCCTCCTCCGCCTTGTTCGACCACTCCTCGCGAAATTCGGCGAGGCTCCGGCCGATAGCGGTGACGTCATGCTTGACCAGGGCGAATTCAGCCTCGAGCTGGCCCAGCCTGCGTTCGGTGCTGCTCTCTGTCGTCATCGGCTGAGGCTCCGGCGAGGGGCGGCGGCGCTACGGGGCCGGCGTCGGAGCGGCGAGCACCCCGAGCTTGGCCACCAGCTTCTCCGCGATCTCGATCTCGGTCAGGCCGAAATGCGCGACGGCGTCAGGCACGGCCGAGCGCACATAGGCAACGCCGTCGGCGACTCCCGGGCTGGCGGGATCGAGCCGCATGGCGAGCGTGCCGGAGCCGATGCGGGCGACGAGCAGGCCCGCCGCATTGGTCAACGCCGCCTGCAGAGCGTCCCGACGGGAGGCTTCGACGTCGATTCCGGCCTTCTCCTTCAGCAGCTTGAGCGCATAGCCCAGGCCGGCGAGCAGCAGGATGGTGGCGATCTCGGTCAGGACCGGGCGCAAAGCGTCCAGCAACGTGTTGAGCATGATGAAGCTCCGATGTCAGAGGATCGGCGGCAGGCCCGGCCGCCTCGGGATCATCAGATGCCGAGCGCTCGCCTAGCCTTGGCGAAGTAGGCCTCCGCCTCGTCGAGCCCGTTCCGCCCGCCATTGATGCGTTTGCGAACAGGTGCGACGGCGCCAGCGTCAGCGAGCCGATTGATGTCGTGATCGGTCCAGAACTTCAGCGCAGCAGCAAGGCCCACGGCCGGCGTCCGCAAAAGTTCGGGGTGGTCCTCGAAGCCGGCATTGCGATAGTTCGCCCTGCCGGTGGTCTGCAGGATGCCGCCGCCGCGATAGCGCCAGCCGTCGCCCGCCTGGAAGTTGCCGAGATTCTTCCAGCCCCAGTCGCCGCCGTAGACGATGTTGGCGATCTGCTCCTGCTGGGCCGCCCTGCCCGGCTTGCGGCCGAGCGCCTGACACTGAGCAATGCTAATCCGCTCACGACTGAACGTGTTCTTCAGCCCGTCGACGTCGTAGTTAAGGCTTTCCTCGAGCGCCCTCAGGCCGCCGGTCTCGGTTGCCGCCTGTGAGAGGAAATGCGCCATGCGCTGCTTCGTCACGATGCCGGCGACAGCGAAGCGCGCGACCTCATCACAGAGCGCCTCGACGATATCTGCCCGCGCCTTCGGGCAGACGGCTTTGATGATTGCGGGCGTCAGGATACCGGCACGATCCGGCGTGGTCTCGCGCTCGAGCATCTCGTGCAGCTTGGCGATCGTCAGCTTTCCGGCGACACCATCAGCCTTCAGCCCATGGCGCGCCTGGAAATCTTTGATTGCCGTTCTGGTCTTCGGCCCGATGTCACCGTCGACGGCGACCGAATAGCCGAGCGCGACCAGCGCGGCTTGCACCTCGTTGGGAATCATCTGATTGCTCCGAGAATGAGAAGGCGCGGAATGGCGCGGCAGTCGACGTTGTGGGAGGCGTTAATGCATGACGATGCGCAGATGGCGCGGCTGTTCGACGACGCAATTCTCAGGGCGATCCGGGCGGGCATCCTCGCCGGGGCTGTTGCCATACTCACGATGGCTCAGCAGCATTTCAGCTACCCCACCTGGAAAGTTTCGTTGGCAGCATTCCTGATAGCGTTGCCGCGCCGAAGCTTTCCGCTGATCGTCTATGTGCTCGCCTTCCTGTGCCTGCTCGCGCTGCTGCCACCGGCGGCGGTCGCTTCGCTCGCAGACTTCATCCTCAGACTGCGCGGTTGATGGAAGCCAGCGCGATCAGCGCCCGCGGAAGAGCGGTCGTGCCCATGTTGATGCTCCGAGCATGGAAAAGACCGCGCGCGGCGGGCGGTTCGTCGAAACCTGAGGCGAACCGTCAGGCCGGCCAGGACATCGCCGGCAGTTCGGCCAGCAAGGCCGCGACGTTGGGCTGCTCGCGCTGGCCGGCCTCGACCTTGGCTAGCTCAGTGTAGGCGTAGGCCCAGACCGCATCGCGCCAGGCGACGAAGGCCTGCGCCTCGGCCGCCCATACGGGATTGGTCGAGGCGACCCAGGAGGTACAGGAGACGCCGCTGTCGTAGTCGCGCGAGCGCGCCGTCGCATCGACATGCGCCTGGATCGCGCTGCGATAATCGCCAAGATGGAGCCGCTGCGGATCATGCGCAGCGATCACGGCGTCGAGCGCGTCGCGCTGAGGCGCAGTCAATAGCTCGCGGCCGATGACGACGCCGGCCGAGGTCCAGGAGATCGGCAGCCCGCCGAGGCCAGCCGCCTCGAGCTCCGCCGCGAAGTACTGCCCAATAGCTTTGCTCATCGCCACCTCACTTCACCCGCATGATCTTGTTGACGATCGCAGTCGGCTGCATGCGGGAATGGGCTTGATTGGAGCCGAAGGGCGTGCCGCTGAAGCTCGAGCTCGCCGAGCCTGAGAAGATGGCAGTGATGCCGGTCAGCGACGTCGATGTGTTGTTGTTGGACGCCAGCGGCGAAGTCGAATTCTGCGGGCTGGAGTTCACGGCAGTGTTCGACCCTGACGCATTGACGCCGTGCGCGTGTCCAGGATCAATGATTGTCACCGAACCCGATACGCTGGTCGAGACCGAGCCGGTCGGCGTCACCGTCGGCAACTGCGCGATCGTCAGCGTGCCGGTCTCGGCGCCGGTGCTTGCGCCAAGCGCTGTGCCGGCGACACCGGTCGCTGTGGTAATCCGACCAGCAGCGGTTCCGCCCATATTGTCGCGGCCTGCCGCGATGCGGCCCCGGAGATCGGGCACGCGAATCTCGGTAGACGGATTCGAGCATGGTGTTGCGGGATAGACCGTGACGTCGCTTGAACCCGAGGACACCGCCTGCTGCGAGAGCGTGATCGTTGACGAGGTCAGCGTGAGGACGGTCGAGCCGGGGAAGATTCCGGTGCCCTCGACCTGCATGCCGGCGCCGAACATGGTGGTGTCGGACAGGCCGGTGATCGTGGCATTGCCGGAAACCCGGGTGGCGGATTGGACCTTGCCGAGCGCGGGAGCCAGCAGCGGCACGTTGGATCGGGTCAGACACTGACCGGCGGCGAACTCGTAATTGCTGTCCGGCACGTTGAAGCCGGCATAATCGAGCACCGTGCCGACGGGCACCGCCTGGTTTGCGACCGGCAGGCCAGTGGTGCGCGAGTAACTCCAGATTGACCAATTGCCGCCGCCGAGATTGATGGCGATAGCTTGGTCGCCAGAAGCGGTCGCTATGTCTGCTCCGCTCGGGAGGATCAGGCTAGTTGCGTTGTGAGTCAGCGTCAGCGCGCCGGAGAAGCGGATAAACTTGGCGGTGCCGATCACGGCGCTGGAACCAAGGCTAGTGATAGTCGTGGTGCCGCTGATCGTGATTGCGGACGCGGCCGATGCACCCAGGTCAACCGTCGCCGCGCTCGCCATTGTCGCGGCGCCGCCGCCGATCGGAGGCGCCCAGACATGGTTCGTCAGATCGACTGAGCCCACCGCAAGCCAGGCTGTGCCGTCATAGTGCTTCAGGACGTTTGGCGACGCTGACGTGTCGAGCCACCACTGGCCCTTTACGGCGACGCCGGCACAGCCGGTCGCCGGCACGGTCGCACCAGAATTGGAGGAGATGACCGCGGCGAAGCCAAGGTTGACCGCCTGAGCGAAGGCGAGGCCGGAGACCGTACCGGTGGTCGGCATGCAGGCCGAGCCCTGGTCGGCGCGGGCGGGTGGCTGAGGACCGAGCGACAGCGCGAGCGCGAGCGCCAGCGCCAGCGCCATCCGGGCGAGGATGGTGCGCATCTGATGGGTTCCTTTCAGGTGGTCAGGACTGAATTTCGCGGATCACCGCGTTGGCCGTGCCGGTGGTCGCGGTACCGCCGCCGATCCGGGAATGTCGGAATTTGTATGTCGTCGCAGATGTCGTATTCGGCTGGTCGATCCCGCCGAAGGCGACATACCCTTCCGTCTGCATGTTGGTTCCTGCACCGCTGACAACGGCGATGGTACCGGCCTGAAGCTGAGTCGAGGCTCGGATGAATTCGCCGGAATAGTAGCTGTTGATGCCGGCGCCACCGGCCGTGATGGTGCCGCGCGCTGTTGCCATGTACTCGATTATGTTGGCCGCCGAAGTCGGAGTGATCGTCACGGCGCCACCGGTGACGTCGACCATACTCGCGCTTGTCGTCGAGGAGCCGCCACCCGTAACCGATGCGACCTGAATTGTGGTCCCTGGCAGCGCCAGGCCCGGCCGAAAAATCTCGACGCGCGTCGGCGCGGCATCCCATGTCCCTGCTGTCGTCAGCCCGGAAGCCCATTCGAGATAGCCAAGAACGGTGTAGGGCTTGGCCGAGACCGAAGCGGCGCAGTAGAAGGTCTGAGCGCTGTCGGCGGCGCCGGCGCCGCCCTCCGCCGTCGCTCCGGCGATCGCGAACTGCTGCAGCGGGAAGACGGCGCCTCCCGAACGGGCATTTATCGCGCAGATCCGCACTGTTCCCGCGTCGTCGAAGCCGACGACCCAGAGCCGGAACGGCGTGGCATTGCTGGCGCCCGCGGTTGAGCCGGAGGAAATGACCAAGCTGAGGGCGCTGTTGACTGCCCGCTGCGCGAGCGAGCCGTCGCCGGCCGTAGCCGAGCGGAAGGGAATCGAGACGATCGAGCTGCCGCTCGGCGCCGCGCCGGCGGCATCGGTGAGGTTGATCGTCAGCGCGTTCAACGCGACCGAAGCCGACAGGCCCGCATTGGTCAGAATTCCGACCGGCGCCGAGCTCGATGAGCCGCTCGATGCGGCCGTGACCCGCCCCTGAGCGTCGACCGTGACTGTCGCGAAATTGTAGGTGGCGGCCGCGACGCCGGTGTTGGTGAGTGCGAGCGTGCGATCTGCGGTGAGGTCGCCGCCGCCGGTCAGGCCGGTTCCGGCGGTGATCGTCCGCGCACTGGCGGCAGCCCCGAGCGTGCCACGCGCCGCGGCGGCATCGGCATCATCCAGGAGCGTGCGGGCAAAGGCCGAGAAGTCCGCCAGCGCAGCAGTGCCGGTACCGGTGAAGTAGGGCAGCTTGTTCGCGGCCGAGGTCAGGCCGGCCAGCGCCGCGAGCTCGGCATCATAAGCCTGGACGTCGCTACCGATCGCCAGACCGAGTGCGTTGCGGGCGCCGGAGGCTGTAGAGGCATTGGTGCCGCCGGAAGCGATGCCGATCGGCGTCGAGGCGGAGATCGTTGTGAAAGCACCGGCCGCCGGCGTCGTGCCGCCGATCGGCGTATTGTTGATCGTGCCGCCAACAATCGTCGCCGTGTTGATCGCCGGCGAGGTCAGCGTCTTGTTGGTGAGGGTGTCCGTCGTCGCGCGGCCGACCAGCGTGTCGGTGGACGTCGGAAGGGTCAGGGTGCCGGTGTTCGAGATCTGCGCGATGATCGGCAGCGAAAAGGTGCCGCCCGTCACAGTCTTGCCGGTGAAGGTCAGCGCCGGCGGTAGCGAGACGGTTGGATTGCCGCTGGCGCCATCGCCGTTCGTTACCGTGATCTCATTGGCGGTGCCCGTCAGCGTGCGGAACTGGAAGCTGCCGGCACCGCTGCGGACGATCAGCCCAGTCGCACTCCAGCCACTGATGGCGTCGACGCAGGCGCCGGCCGCCGCGTTGCAGCCGGTACCGCCAGCCGAGACCGGGATCGTCAAGGCGTGCGTCGCGGTGTTGAGCGTCGCCAGCACCACCCATTGCGTGCCGTCCCAGATCTTCCAGCTGCGCGGCTGGCCAGAGGTGTCCATCCACTCCTGGAAGGTGAAGGGCGAGCCGCCGGCGGCGTTTGTTGGCGCGCCCGTGCCTGCGTTCTTCGCACCCGTCGCCAAGATCGCAGCGTTGATCTGGCTGGCGACTCCCGTCGGGCCGCCAAACTGGTTCGGCCCGGAAAGTGGGATGTTGAGCGTGGCCTGTTGGGCGAGCGCAGGCAGCGCGCAGGCAAGCGCGAGCGCGCCGATCGAGCGACGGATGAGCTTCATGACGATGTCCTGGTGGACGGGCTCAGTAGCCCTGGATGTCGAGATTGACCTTGCGGGCGACGGCAACGCCGCCCGACTTGATCTTCAGCGTGCAGCCGGCCTTGGTTTCCGACGTGATTTCCGGAACGCCGTCACCGCCATCCAGAATGGTGACGTTGACGTAAGGCGTAGCCGAGTCGTTGGGGCCGCCATTGAACGGGGCATCCTCGCTGGCGCCGTCCGGCCGATGCACGATCGCGAGCCCCGCCGACCCAATGTTGAGCCCAAGCCGGTGGTCGATCCTATCGGGCACGTCGATCCTGAATTTGAACTGCTGCACGATCGCGATCGCGCGCGGATCAAGCGTTGTCAGGATTAGCCGGAACTTGAAATGCCGCGCCCGATAGGAGCCCGGCGTAAAGCGCTGCCATGGCTCCCATTGGATGTTCTGCAGATAGACGTCGTCGGTCTGGTAGACGTTATCCGGAGCGTAGATGTCTAGCGGATCATTGAAACCAAGCGCGATCTCCGCGAAGATCTCCACCTTGCGCGCGGCCTCCGCGGTGAAGATGTCCGGGTTCCCAAGAAAGTCGGGATCCGCCAGAATATTCTGGTCCGACCAGATCGCCGTGGTGGTGAGCTCGATTGTGACGGCGCAGGCCGCCTCGCGCCCGATATCGACGAAGTGCGCGCCCGGGATCTCGTAGGCGCCACTGCCTCCGCCGCCGTAATCAAGGATTGATGGCTCTGCCAGGAAGTCCGGGATCTCGAGCATGTTGCCGGCGCCGCCAGTGCGCAGATCCGAGCCCGAGACCGCGACTGTGCCGAAGGTCTTGCCAGACCAGCCAGTCGCCTTCTCGTCGTACTCAGCAACGACATTGCGGACCAAGGTCGCGCCGGTGATCGTGATGGCCTGCGGCTCAGCGGAATAGACCGTAAGCCCGGTGACGGGCTTTGCCACGGCTGCGATCCAGTAGGTATCATTGCCGAGCGTGGCGAAGGGCGGGTGTGCCACAGTCTCGACCAAAAGCGCGCCCTCCCAGGTCACGCCCTTGCGGATCTCGTACATGATGCCGCCGCGCCAGTCCTGGACTTCATCCCATGCGAGATTGCGCACGCCGTCGACAAAGACTGATCGCAGACGCCGGATGTTCGGCAGCGGGTTTTTGAGCAGGTTGCCCGTGACCGCGCTTGCCGGAAGTGTTGACCAGCTGGAGGTGGTGCCGTCTTCGAAGATCGCACGGACCCTGAAGCCGTAATTGCCGAGCAGCAGGCCGTCGATGTCGACCCATTGCTGCGGCGCAAGGACGGTTTGGGTGCCCGTCCAGCCGGCTGCCCCAACACCGCCAGCCTGCTCGTCGCGCCACTGCGCCTCGAATCCGCGAACTTTGCCAAGCCGCGGCGCTTGCCATTCCATCCGGACGACGACGGTCGTCGCGCCGGAACCGGCCTGCAAAATCTGCTCCTTTACCGTGAGGTTGCGTGGTGGCAGCAGGAACGGATCGGCTGGCTCGGATATCTTCGAATCGAACGGCGGGATTGGGCCGGTGTCCGAGTGCTGCAGTTCTGGCGCGTCATCGACCAGGGTTAGGCGCGCCCGCAATTCGTCCTGGTGCGCGATCTCGAAGACGCGGCAGACGATCGACTCCCGCTCGGCCTCGCCGAACATGAAGAGGTCGCCAGGCGCCGGCAGGTCGCCATCACCCGCGATCTGCACTAGATTGCTCTCGCCTTCAACCGTGACGACCTCGCGGATCACGCTGGCCCCATCCGCGAGGCGGAATCGAATCTGATAGGTCTTGCCGGCCTCCTGAGTGATCTGTTCATCAAGCGTCACGGTGCCTATACCGAGCGCCCGGACCCGGCCGGTAAAGAGCCCGACTTTGATGACGTCGTGTGCCAGGCGAACACGATCGCCGCGGGTGCAACGAATGTTCTCCCAGTCGACAAGGATCGAGTATTTCTCGGGCCGTAGCCGCGCCTGCGCGATGTGGTACCGACCGTACTTCCAGTTCAAAGCCTCACTGGTCAGCCCGTCTGTTTCCAGCGACTCGAAGAGAGTAGCGTTGCCGGCGTCATAGCCGTCGTCGTAGATGATCCGCTCGTCAGACGCCCAACCCTTCGCTTCATTCAAGAATTTCAAGCGCAGACCATGTGGGGGTCGCGAATACACTCTGCTTGCCGAGAAATTGGAAGAATTGCGCGGCGTAAAGTGCTGCACAACTGGGGCGTCAAAACGATCCCAGATCACGCTCCATTTGCCGTCGCGGAACGTCGGCACCGCCCGACCGGCAGCAGAGATCAGCGAGAGGCGCTCATAGACAGAGGTAGGCTCCTCGACAACGACGTCATAGGTGAAGCCGTTCTGGTTGCAGTACCACCACCAATTTTCGAGCGTCTCGGCATCGATCAGGTCGCTGTGCACGACTAGCGCGTTCGCCGGAGATTGCAGCACCAGACGAAACAGGTCGGCGGGATTGCGCGAGGCAGCGTAGGTGACATAGCCGGAGCCGGTGAAGGCCGTGCACATCGACTCGGCAACGCAGTTGAAGGTGTCGATCACGGACGAAAGCTGGTCGGTCGCCTTGATGCGCATCGCGATCAGCGCGAGCGGCTTTGGCGGAATTACAGGCACGATGTTTCTCATCGAGCGCAGCGTCGTCCAGACCACCTCATTGACGTAGTTCGGATCGGTGTAGTCCGGCGTGATCTTTACCAGCATAATTTCGTAGCGTCCCCGTGGCACGCGGACCGTCGAGCCGACGCGGGCCTGGCCGAGTTCGCGCCAGAATGCGAGCTGGCCGGTCAGGACGAAGGACCCAGACTTCTCGTGTCGGAAGAACACGTTGACGAGCACTTCGAGTCCGTTGCGCTCGCCCGTCGTGGTATCCAGCCTGAAGATGCCTTGCGGCGCCGCCATCTCGACGGTGAATTCGTCGATCTCGGGATCCGTAAAGCGGCGGTTGAGGACGTTCTGCTGCAGCAGGACCGACAGTTCGAGTTGCTCGGCCTGCGCCGCAAACAAGGTCGGCGCCGTGTCGCTCGCATACCCCTCGCGAACTTCAATCTCGACGTTGCTGAAATTCGCGAGAGGCGTCTCCCCGATCTTGAGCTCGCTGATCCGCAGCGGGCCGACACCGACACAGAATAGCAGCCTCAGATACTGGTCATTGCCGACGAGTTCGGTAAACGGCTTGGCTGCATAAGGCGGCGAAATCCGATGCTTGCCGAGCACAACCGGGACAGTGCCGAATTGACGCGCCTGGTTCTGCGCGCCGGCGATCGACATCAGTCGCGCCTGCTCCTCACCGGGGCTGAGCGCGTTGCTATCAGACGTCGGCTTGGATTTGACCGGAAACAGCGCGTTGACGAGTAGGCTGCCGCCAATCGAGATGGCAGCGCCGAGCAAAGCGGCGCCAAATGTGCCCGCGGCGAAGCCTGCCCCCAACAATGGCGCCGCAAAGCCACCCGTAACGATAAGTGCCACCACCGCGACGACCACCATCGCGATTGTTCGCCAGATGCCCTTTCCCTGCATCAGCGGCTGGAAAGTAACCAGCGCCCCTGGCTTCGGTCGCACGCGATGCCAGCGCCCGGACGGAATTACGTCCTCTCCGACATATGCGGCTATCGCAAGAGATCGGCGGTCGGGCCACGCAAGTTCGGCCATCTCCTCAATCGTCAGCCCGGCCGGCAGCTGACGGCAAATCCGCTCGCCGCGAAGTGGATGTCGCCTGACTATGACGTCGACGAGCCCCTCCCCCGGCCGCAGAACCTGCGCCGGCTCCCCGGTGGCAACGATGCTGTTCATTACCGGCTTTCGTGTCGAAAATAGCCGCGGATGCGCCGGGCGATGCGCGGACTGGAAAGGGGCTCGATCACCGAATCGGCGCCCGCTTCGACATGCAGCATCAGGCCGGGGCCGGCGACGATGCCGACATGCGGCACGCCGACATTGCGGATCTCGACTAGGTCGAATTCGCGGGCGGCCTCGCGCTGGATTTCGCGCCAGCAGCTGCGCCCCTCGGCGATCAGCCGCTGCAGCGTCTCTCGATCGGCGGTGCTAACGTAGTCCTCTGCATGGTGCGGCAACGCGATCCCGAGCTGCTCGTCATAGACCAGGCAGGCGATGCCCCAGCAATCGACGCCCATGCGGCTGCGCCCCCTCTCGGCGAAGGGCAGCCCCACGTAGCTCTTAAGGCGCATCAGAACAGGCCTGGGAAGGTCGCCGGCGAGAATGTCAGATAGGGAAACGGTTCAGTGGTGAGCCCGTTGAGCGTCAGCGTCAGCGTGATCTGACCGTCATCATAGTCGGCCGCGACCATCTCCAAGAGCGGCAACTCGACCTCGATGTCGTCGGGCGCGGAGGCAAGAACCAGTTCAATCCGAAACAGCGCCGGAATCGTCGAAGAACGCAAAAGGTTGACGAGCTCGCGGCCGACATTGTCGAGGACAAGCCGCACCATAGGCGTGGCATCGTCCTTCTCGTCGGGGAGCGGCAGCGTCATCGGCAGGAAGCGATATTCCTCGCCACGGCTCCGCGTGCCGTAAATCAACGGTGTAACGGAAAGCCGCTCGGTCGGGTCGGTCGACAGCAGTTCGGGCGCCGCAAGCACCGGGTGTGTGATCCTGATCAGGAAGACCGGCACCTCGCCAGCCTCTTGCGCATTGATTTGCGCCCGCAGCAGAAGCGACAGCGACCTCACGGCAGCACCTCGAGATCAAGTACAACCTGCCACCAGCCCGCCCCTAGGCTAGATATTGACGGCGGTTGCTCACCTTCTCGGACGAGAAGCGTTCCGGCGCCTTCCTGGTTTGGGAACTCAAATGGCAGACTGCCGTCGAGGAGCGTCGAGCGGAAAAAGGCCTCCAGTGTCTCTTTCTGGGCCGTATTGATGATCATAGATCCCTTCATTGGCGCAGGCGCCGCCGATGTGCGCCGGCGAACCTTCGCAGGGCCCGCGTCGTTCTTGCTGCGAAGCCGTCCGTCCGGGAGCGCTCTCCCGAAGTCGGAGCGCTGAAACTTCTGCGGCAATGAGATCGGCCAGGGATCGACCGCCATTTTAGCGCCTCGTCAGCTGTGTCTTGCCGCCGAACTGGGTTTGGAAAGCGCGACGGCTGTCCGAGCCCGGCGTCGAGATACGGTCAGCAACCGCGGTATCGATCATCGTGACGATGTCGAACCCGCCGCTGTCGTTTTTCCGCTTCTCGGTCTTCACCTCGGCGCCGGCGTTGTTGATCACCTGCATATTGAACTGCGCGCCGCCTTGGGCCGCGGCGACGCCGAGCCGGCCGGCGCTGTCGCGGCGCAGCGGCATAATCGCTTCCGGGCCGGCTTCGCCCATCAGCCCAGTGCCCTTGGCGAACGGGAAAAGCGTGGGCCGATCCACGATGCGATTGGTGAACGCCCCGCCGCGCGCAAACGGGATGACGTTTCCGTAATCGAAGGCATGCCCTTTCGCGCTTTTTTGGGTGACAGTCGCCCATCCTCCTCCGGCGGAGCCACCGGAGCTACCGCCGAACAGCGCGCTGACGATCGACGCGAGCCATCCTCCGCTTCCGCTACTGGTACCAAATAGCCCATTGGTGATCTGGTTCGATGCGATATCGAAGAGCTTGTCCGCAACACGATCGAGTGCGTTTTTCAGCGCTTCCGAAGCGCTCTTGCCCTGCCGGAGATCCGACAGGAAGCCCTTGAGGGCATCCCGGCCGATGTTCTGGATCTCGACCATCCTATCGCGCAGGGTCGTCATCTCAGCGATGCGCTGCGCGTTGGCGAGATAAGCTTGTCCCTCTTCGCTCTTCAGCGAGATACCTTGCCGCCGCAAGTCCTGCTCGGCGCGCATCGTCGCCACCAAGCGGGCGCGCTCCGCCTCGTTCTTGCCGATCGAGGCGATCTCGAGCTCGAGCATGCTAATCTGCTCGGCCTGTCCGTAGAGCATACCGAGCGCGCGACCCTTGACCGCTTCGGTGTTGGCAGCGGCGAGAGCATTGCCGTACTCAGTCAACCGCTGGTTCAGCGAGCTTTGATCGGTGATGCCCACAGCGATGAGCTGCCTACGCTCCTGCTCGAGCGCGTTCCGGCGCTGGAGAAGTTCGGAGCGCTGCGTCTCGCTGAGATTGCCGGAGCGCGTCGCGGCGTTGACCGATGCCTCGACCGCCGCCGCTTCTTTCGATTGCGCTACCTTGAGCGTGAGCTCCTTGTTGGTCCTGGCGATCTCCTCCCGCATCAACCGCTCGAGGACCACGCTCTGATTCTCTCCGGTCGATCGAGAAATCTGGACGGCCTGCTGCCGCAGCTTGGCGACGTCGGCAGACGCCGAACCGAGGCTGCGGACGGCAGCCTCCTCGCGCCCCAAGCTTTGGACGTTGTCATTGGCGGACCGACGCGACTCTGCTGCTGAGCGAGCGGCGTCCGCGTCGATCTGCTTGGCCGCTAACTTCGCCGCGTTATCCCGCTCCTGCGCGGTCGTGGCGGTCCCCAGCATGTCGTTGCGGGCAAGAGCTTCAGCGGTGGCCCGTCGCTCAGCAACGGTGGCGTCGTTGGCCGCCTTCATCCTGATGTCAGCGGCGGCGTTTGCCTTAATCTGCTCTGTGGTCAGTCCGCCGGTCGCCTTTGCATAGTCAGCGGCCTGCGCCTTGGCGCGTTCAAGGGCAATCGACTGCTCTTTGATCTGCGAATTGATCTCCGCGAATTTCCTGGCGTCGAGGCCTGCACCGGTGTCTCCGGAAGCGACGAGAGCATTCCGGCGCTGAGTTAGCTCCTCGATCGACTTTTCGTAGGCGGTTATGGCCTGTGTCGCCAAGCGATAGGCCAACTCGTCCCTCTGCGCGCCTTGCAGCAGCCCATCAGCGGAATTCACACGCTGATTGCCCTCCACTCGCTTAGCCCGGTTGCGCGCGGCCTCATCTTCGACCTTGAGCGTCGCCTCCAGTTCCGAACGGCGCTGACGTAGGTTCGCAATCTCAGCCTTCAGCTGGTAGTCCTTGCCAGGCGCGGACGTGCCAGCCTGCAGGCGCTGTTCGAGCGTCGCGAGTTCGCTGTTGATCTCCGCGAGGCGCTCGCGATCGTTCGGGCCGATCAGCGCATTGCCAATAGACTGCTTGGCGCGATCGAGCGGCTTGGAGATGAACCGCTCCCAAGCCTGATCGAACTTGGATTGGGCATTTTCAGCGCCCTCAGTCGCTCGCGCGACCTCATCCATGAGCAGCTTCTGCGCCCGCAGCCGATCTCCGTAGTCGCTCGCGGTACGGATTGCCCGAAGCGTCGTGCTGTCAAGGGCGCCGAGCTTCTCCGATAGCATCTCCGCACCACGCACTGGATCTCGGAATGCCGCCGCAAGCTCCTTTGCAGCCTCCGGCGCATCCTGGCCGGTGACGCGAGCATAGTCCTTCGTGATCTTTGCCAATTGAGGAAGGCTAGAGGTCGCAAGTTGCCCAAGACGCGCATACTCCGCAGCGATCAGCCGAGATTTCGACACGGTGGTGTCGGCCGCGACGGATGCATCCTTGGCCAGCTGATCGAAGGCATCGCCGGACACGCCAGCAGCGCGACCAATGCCGAGTAGCGAGTTGCTGAGTGCTTGGCGCTCCCCGAGAACGGCGAACGCCGAGTAGATCGCCGTCGCTCCTGCAACGACCGCCGCGATCGGCCCAAGAGCAGGCGCAATCATTGCCGGCAGGCTGCGGAAGAAGCCCACAACCGAACCGCGCGACGCGGCGAAGATGTCGGCGATCTGTGTACCCTGCTGGATCAAGACCGTCGTGAATGACTGGCCCGACGCCAGCGACACTCCAACGTCCTGTACCTGGCGGCCGAGGTTGATTAGTTCGTGCCGGGCAAGGCCAACGCCGCTCGTATACTTACCGGTCGCCGTGTACGCCCCTTCGAGAGCCCTCTTAGTGTCGTCGTGGACACGATTGATGTTGGCGATCGTCGCCTCGTACTGCTCTCCGGATAGAGAACCGCGGGACTGCAGCGCCGTTGCTTCCCGCAAGGCCTTGTTGCGTCGCTCTTCGTTGACGATGAGCGGATTGTAGGCTTGGTTTAGCTTGGCAACGGCCTGCTGGTCCGCCTCCAGGAAAGCGCTGGCGGAAGCCCGCGCACTGGCGGATGGCGCCGCGCCGATGCCGAAGCTGGCATTGATCCGGGACTGGGTGGCCTGGGCCTGCGCAAGCCGGCTCGTCGCCGCGGCGGCCCGATCGGCAATCTCAGCGGTGGCCGCCATGTGCGAATTCAGCGCCTGCACCACCGGCGCTAAGCTGACATAGCCCTGTTGAGCCAACCGGGCGGCATCCGCTGTCTGTCCAAACTTCCGGTAGACACCGTCGAGAGCCGCCGCCGCCCGTGCGGGGTCCATCCCGCGATCCAGCGCGTTGCCAACGCTCCTGATCGCGCTCTCGAACTTCGCCGCTTGGCTATAGCCCTCAATGTAGCTCCGGCTCAGCGAAGAGACGCCGGGCGTTGCCTTCTTCGCAGCCGCATCGATCTCAGCAAGCGATTGCCCGACCGCCTTCGCCGAGGCCACCATCGCTTCGTCAGCGCCAGCCTTCTGGTTCGCCGCGCGTACATACTGCGCGACGTCCATCTCGGCCGAAACGCGGAGTGAGGAGAGCTTAACGGTCATGCGGAGGAGCTTTCTTCGCCGCCTCGCGAGCGACGAATTCGAGCCATTCGGCGTCGAGCGCCATGATCAGGAAGAGGAAGGTGTCGAACTCGGTGCCGTCGATGCGATGCCGGCTTGCGAAAGCGTCAATCGCCAGGAACGACAGAGGAGCCTCGCCGCCATAAGCGCCGTATTGCCGGTCACCGCGCAAGCAAGCCCACGCGCGCCAGTAGAACCCGTGCCAGGCGCGCAGCTCCCCGCGCTCCTCACCGTCTTCTTCCTGCTGCAGTGGGCCAGCGTCTCCTTCCTCATCTCGGACTGATGCCAGCCAGTCGTCTACGTCTTTCCGCTCGAGCTGATAGCGGAAGACGAGCCTCAGTTTTTTGCTTCGGCCTCGACGAATTCGACATCGCGCTTGCCGACGCGGCTGGCGGCCCAAAAGACGATGTCACGCATCAGCCGGTGCTCTTCGGCGAGCAGCGTTTCGCGCGCAGCCTCGGCGCTGTATTCCACGTCGAGACCGTCCCAGCGGACAAGCAGATGCTCGACCGCGAGCCTTCCGTCAGCGCGCGCGAGATCGTCTGGCGGAATGGTGCCGCCGTCGAACTTCTTCGCGAGACGCTGCATCTCGGCAGCGCGCGCGGCGATATAGGGAGGATACTGAGTCGACCGAACCGTGACGGTCAGACCGGGAAGCGGGCCCACATTGGGCCAGTCCTTCACAACGATCTCTTCGCCTTCCCTCTCAAGGGCAAGGTCGGACGCGAGGGAGGAGAGCTTGATTGTCATCGGTGTCCTGGAGAGTTGCGGCGGGCGCCCCCGACAGGGCGCCCGCCATGGCCGTGATCACGCGCCAACTCGCCGCCGGCACTACCGGCATTCGGACACCAATCCGAGCGGCTCTTTGCGCCTCGCCGTGTCGGCGACGAGGGTATTCAGTTCCCGGCGCTTGCCGGGCTCAGATCAAGCGACGTATTCGAAGCGATCCAGAATGACCTGGGCGCCCGTCGCCGGGTCTTTCGACGCCTGCCAGCTCAGAGGCAACATGACGTCGGTATTCTTGCCCGAGGCGTTCGGGTTTCCATCGCCGCGATAGGTCACGCGCGGGAACTGCCAGACCAGCGCCTGGCCGTTCTTCTCGATCCAGGAGGCGATCGAGGTCGGCGTGCCGTCATAGAACTTCTGCAGCATCGCGTTGCTGCCGAAGTAGGTGTTGATCTGGCCGGACACGGTGCATTCGCCCTCGCGAACCGCGACAGGCGAGGTTTCGTCGACCGACTCGTTGGTCCGCAGGTTGTTGTTGACCGTGAAGGTGAGCTCCTGGGCCCAATTCGGCGAAGTCAGGCGCCCGCCATTCTCATAGAGCCGGCCGACATTGGCATTCGCCGCCATCACGACATTGGTCGTGACCGCTTCCGGGGATGCATCGAGTGAGGTCGTGCTCTGGCTGCCCCCCATGCCGGTGAAGGTCACCGAGCCGGTGATCTTCTGGCGGGACGTAATGCTGTGCTGCAGCTCACCGGCATGCATGCCGAGGTTGACGATATAGGTCGGAACGGCTTGCCCCATGAACCCGCGCTCGATCGTGAACGAGGTCGGAGTAGTGCCATTGCGGATCTGATCGCCGAACCAGACGCGGATCGTCTTGCCAGTGCCGGAGTCGGTCGTCCAGCCGGACGGCAGATGATCGAGGGTGAGCTTGGTCGCGGCGATCGCGGTGACGCGCGCCCAAGCCGCGCGCCGGGCAGCCGCGCCTGCGGTCACCAGGAAGGCGAATGTGGTGGCGTCGGCAGTGCCGCCGATCTTGACGAATTGGCCGACGCGGAGCCCCAGCGTGGTGAAGTCGAGCGCCGTCGACCCGAGGCCGTCAGCGAGAGCGGTGACGTCGCCTGACGCGCCCTCGAAGCCGACAACCTTGAGCCGGGCGGCGGCCGGCGGCGCTGCTTCTGCGACCAGACCCGCGCCAAGGACCGCGACCGACGTCGCGCCGCCCGTCGTCACCTTCCAGATGCCGTTGTTGGCGGCATTGCTGAAGCCGATCGCGCGCAGCAGATGACCGGCCACGAAGGCGTCGCCCGTGGTGACCGTGAAGACGTCCGTGGTATCGGTGACCGCGGTGATGACGCTGTCAGCGGTGCCATCATTCGCGCGCTGCGGGGTATTGAGCCAAGCGCTCATGAAGGCTGAGCGATAGACCTCTGAAAGCGGGCTCTCGTCGACCGGATAGGAGATCTCGAAGTTGATGCCGCCGCCTGCCGCCTGCATGACCTTGATCGGGTCGTCGAGCATGCGGTCGTCTCGGATCTCCTCCGGGTCGACGTACTCGGGCGCGAACGACAGGCTCTCCCCCGTGGTCCGCATGGTGCGCATCCGCGGCGTCGTCGGAGTGATACCAGGGGTGGTCTCCCTCACCATGGTCAGGCGCAGGCGATTGGCAGAGGTCATCTAGGCGCTCCCAAAGAAAAAGGGCGCCACGAGCGCCCTGCATGCCTTGCCCAAGGGTTCGATGGTCGCTGCCGGCGCGGGCCACGCGCGGGCATGGGTGGAATTGATCAGGGCTTCCGCCGCGCCGGGGCGGGATCAGCCGCAGAAGGCTCGGCCTCGGTCGCAGCGACTTCCGCCTTCTCCACAGCGGCCTCTGCGGCCTTCGTCTCGGCGCCGGCGATGAACTTGCGCGCCTTGAGATCGCTGATCGGGAGCTTGCTGCCTTCCAGGTCAGCCTCGGTCACGGTTGCCCCGATCGGGAAGCGGCGGGTCTCGTGCGGGAACGGCTTCAGAACGGTGAACATGGGAATCTCCTTCAGGCTTCCATGAGCCGCCAGTCGATGCTGACGGTAATGCTCCACGTGGCGCCTGCGTCGTCGCCGACATCGCCAAGTCCGATCGACGCATCGGTGAACTCGAGGGCGTCGTCGAGCAACTTCGCGCCTCGGAATATGTCTGCGATTGCCTTCGCCCGTCTTCGGGCGGTACTGCTGCCGGTGCCGGTCGGGACGAAGACGTGCACCCACAGCACGCCCTCCTCGTCCCAGCGGTTCGCCGCCTGCGTCTCGGCGCCGATGCTCTGCTGCGCATAGGTCGTGCCGGACACCTCGACCGCCACCCACCCAGCTTCCACCGGCGGGACGAAGTTCTCGTTCTCCCAAGCGATATCAGTTTCCGACCAGTTGGCGCCCAGATGGGCCCGAACCGCATCGTAGACGACGTCGGAAGGCATCAGCCGAAGCCCTTCATGCGCATAATGATTGCGGGATAGGTCATCCGCGCGCCGGCTTCGGTGTCGCGCCGGATCTTGCGCCGGGCAAATGGCTTGTAGCCGCGCCGGAATCGCCCTTTCAGAACGTATCCGTTCGCGATAAGGACCATCCGGAACCGGACGTCCACCACCCGACCGAACTGCGCTTGAACCCTCCGCCGGACATCTTGAAAAACCGCGTCGCCCGTCGAGACGCGCTGAAAACCTGACTCAATCTTTCGCGCGTAAGGGACTGTCGCGACAAAAGAAACCTCCTCCCCGGCTGCAATCTCGGCGTCCGGTCGCAGCACCTGCGATCCGACCATCACGACATGCGAGGCGATATAATCGCCGCTCTTGCGCGGGGAGCGCTTCTCAAGCTCCGCGAGTGTGAAGGCAATGATCGGCTGCCAATAGGAGAAGTCGTAGACGATCGGACCGGGAAGGACGACCGACTCCTCTTCCGCGCCGTCTCGGCCGTTGACGTACTTCGTATAGATTGTCGAAGCTTCGCCCGCGGCGATCGCGTCAGCGAGCGAAGACCGGGCCAATTTGGCGAGCTCGCGCCCGATGACGTTTGGCGCCAGATCGGCCGTGGCCAATTGCAGATCACGAGCGAAGGTCTCGAACCGGGCCATCAGCCGCTGATCCGACCTTCGATTCGGACCAAGACGTCGCCGACGCGGATGTTATCGATCTGCTCAATCCTGCGCTGGCGACCTTCGTCCAGGAGGAAATCACCGATCTTCACATCCGAGCCACCGCCGGCAGCACCAGGCCATGCTGCGCCATCCGCTGTAATAGGCGTCGGGCTGAAGATGAACCTGCTGTCGGTGACTTTGATGCCCGCGACCAGATCCGTCGTCGCGTAGCCTTGCAGCTTCACGCGGACCGAGACCTCCGCGAACGTATTGCCCGTGCCGATACGGCGACGAAGCGACGCCGTCTGCCCACGCCGCGCCAGCGACGCATCGAGCCGCGCAATCATGCCGGCGGGCGTGTCGTCGAGGTTCAAGCGACGACCCAATTCACGTAGCGCTCGAGGCGAGCGGCATACTCGGCCGGGATCGGCCCCCCGGAGAAGGACGGGCTGCCAGCGCTGGTCGCGTTGACCCAGAAATCCTGTTCGATCTCCTCGACGCCGTCGGTGCGGACGCGCTGGCGCTTGGTCAGCGGGTCTCTGCTCGCCTCGGATTTCCGCAGACGGATCACGTCACTTGCGACAGCGACAATATCCGCCGGGATGACGTCTGCTGCGAAGCCAGCCTTGTAGACGATGACGATCTTCCGCCCGGTCCAGCAGATGCGATTGCCGCTTTCGTCCAAACGGTGCAACAGCCCGCCTTCCTGCTCGACCTCGTAGAAATTGGGATCAAGCGGGTCGGTGGCATCATCGACGTTCACATTGATGACTTCGACCTTGTGCCGGCGCGAAAGGACGATTGGGCCCGAGCGCGGGCAACGCACGACCTGCCGCAGCGTCTCCTGCTTCAGCGTCGGCTCGCCGCCATTCGCGTGTGCAATTCTGCAAGATTGAGAGATTGCCGCGCTGATTTGCACGTTCAACGCCGCAAGATTCATGTCTTGGCTGCTGTCGTTCGCAGCGAGGCCGTAGGCGAGGCGCATCTGCTCCGGCGTCAGCAGTTTGGTGTCCGACGCCGGAGCAGTCACAGTGAGCATGTCAGGCCGAGGCCTTCTCGTGCTTCTCAAGCACAGCGACGGCTTCGTCCTTCGTGCGGACCTCGGCGTCGAACTGCTTGGCGAGGTGGATCTGCTTCATGAAGTGCAGATCGCGCCAGTCGGCAGGGACCTCGGGCACATCATTGCCAGCCCCCTCGCCTCCGACGTGGCCGCCAGCACCGCCGGGAGCCGCCAGCGCCTTCTCGACGCTCAGGAGGTGCACCTTGCCACTCTTCACGTCGGCATCATTGACCGCCTCCGCAGCGCCGCGCTTGATCCAGCGGTCAGCGGAGGGCGCGGAGAGCGCATAGGTCTCGCCCTCTTCGTATCGCTCCTCGAACTTCGTGCCGGTGCGCTCGTCCTGCACGACGCGCGTTTCGAGGAACTTGATCTTGACCAGGTCTGCCATGACGCCCTCCTTCAGGGCTGGCGCGCGGCGAGGTACGCCGCAGCGCGGGCTGGTGTGAGGGTCAGGCCACGGCCTGGTCGACGGCCGCCGGCTGTGTCACCGGGGAGTACCGGGCGCGAGTGCCGAGCACGATCGCGGCGAGGTCGCTAGTCGCGGTCGCCACAGTCACCGACAGCCGGACGTGGGTGAAGCCGTTCCTCCGATCAAGCTCCTCCGACCGCAGGTTGATGAGCGCCTGCTTGTTGGACTTGTCGGTTCCGGCCTGCGTGAGCTGGGTGATCGCCTTGCCGGACACGTCCTTGGCGCCTGTGCCGGAGCCATCGGTGGCCTGCTGCAGCTTGGCGTCGACCGTAGCGTTCGTGCCGAGGTCGCCGGCCATGATGACCGCGAGGATCTGGCCGTAGGTGGCCATGGAAATCCACCCGGAGGTGGCGGTGCTGGCCGTGGTGGCGTCCGGCTTGATGACCGAGACGACGGCCAGGCTTTCGCTGAGAAGCTGGTTCTTCATCGGGGTTCTCCGATCTGAGGGAACGAAAGCGGCGCGGCCAGTGAGCCGCGCCAGGAGCCGTTACGCGCGCTCGGCGAGCGTCACGAAGGGGCTGAGGGTGTCCGTGCCCTTGAACGGGGTCAGCGGCGCTTCCCAGATCGGCTGGCCATCGACCCGCAGCACGAAGCGGAAGGTCGACTCGTCGTAGATGAACCGGACGTGCATCGAGACGTCCTGCTTCAGCCCGCCCTTCTCGATCATCAGGTACTGGCTGAGGTCCATCAGGACGATGTCGCCCTTGTCGCCCAGCGCCGAGTTGAACTCGGTCGGGACGATCGGGCGGCCCATCAGGGTCGCGTAGGGCGAGCCGGCGATGGTGCCGTTCGGCAGGTAGATTGGAGTGTCGCCGATCTTCATCGTGTAGAGCTGCGGCTCGACCTGCTGGTTGATGGTCCAGATCGCATTGCTGCGGCTGCGCGACCACAGGCGAGACCACATCTTGACGATGTTCTCGACCTGGACGGTGTCGGCGGTCTGCGACCCTTCCTTCGCAACAGTGACCAGCGCGGGCGAGTTCATGATGCCGAAAGGCTTGCCGGCGCCGTCGCCCTCGAAGATCGAGTCGTCGAGCACGAAGGCGAACTCCTCGGAGAAGGCCTCCTTCAGCACCGCTTCGAGCGCAACCGCGTCCTCGAGCAACTCGTCGGTGACGTAGCTGATGCCGGCGAGCTTGTGCAGCTTCAGATCCATCTGGCGGAACTTCATCTGCGAGGCGGTCTTCTGCTCGCCCTCGGCGGTCCAGTATGCGCGCACGCCGCCGTAGCGGGAACCGGTCGCGCGGCTGGTCTCCTTCACCGCGTTAACGCGGATGCCGTTGGAGTTGCGCCCGAGCGGGATCTTGCGGGTGCGCGGATAGAGCACCGCGCTGTCGTGGGCGAGCTTGATCAGCTCGGCGGCGAAATCCTGCTGGACGAGAAAGCCGCCATCGGCACCGACGCCCTCGCTGTGACCCGATGCCGCCTGGAAGGTCTGCCAGGTCAGTCGCGGATCACGATGAGCGCCATTGGAATTGGACGCCTGGGCGACCGCCACCATCATCTCGCCGAAGGACGAGAACGACTTGCCGTCACCAGAATTGTCTGGGGTGATGATCGCCGGGGCCGAAGGCGAGATGATCGCCGTCGAGCTCTTCAGCGCCTGCACTCGCTCGGCAGCCTTGATCTGCGTATCGAGCTTGATGACGTTCGACTCGGCCGTGTCGAACGCGGCCTGCTCGTCGTCGTTGCTCGGGTGCCCGAGAGCCACCAGAGCCTCATAAGCCGCTGCCCGCTCCTGGCGAAGGCTCGCGATGTCCTTGGGCATGGAATGTTCTCCTATGTTCAGCCCAACAAAAAGGGGCGCCGAAGCGCCCCGCTCTTCCGCCTTCGCAGGCGAAACCTCAGTCCTTCAGCGCCGCGACGCGACGCTGGTTCGTGACCGCTCGGCGAAGCCCCGCCAGCGTCGCGTCCATGCTCTGAACCCGATCAGCCATCTTCGCGGTCACCGCCGCGCCGCCGACCTTCACGCCGCCCTTGCCGAAGTCGCTGCGCACGGTCTCGACCGAGACGCCGCGGCCCTTCGCGACATCCCAGATGAAGGCTTTCTCGATCGCGTCCAGCGTGTCGCGGATCTCTGCGCTGCCTTCATCGCTGGCCGGATCGGGACGCTTATTCGGCGCATTCGACGAGACGATCTCGATCGTGACGTAGCCATCACTGTCCGGCTCGACCTGCTTCGGCATCGCGACGACGACACCAATCGAGCCGACGATCCCGGTGCGCTCCATCGCGATCTCGCTGGCCGCCGACGCGATCCAGTACGCGGCAGAGCAGGCCTGCCCGGCGACATGCGCCACGACCGGCTTCTTGCCTTTCCCTGCGGCAACCGTGTCGGCGAAGGCGTTAATGCCGGAGACCGCACCGCCGGGGCTGTCGATCAGCAGCAGGATGGCCCCGACCTCCGGATGCAAAAGCGCGGTGCGGAAGTCATGCTGCAGCATCGTCACCGACGTCGCGCCCGACATCTCGGTCATCATGTTGGCGCGAGGGAAGATCGGGCCCATGACCGGGATCACGGCGACGCCGTCGACGACGGTTGCGCGATATCCGCCCTGCAATCGCTGCGCAGTCGGCCCGGCGATGATGTCGAAGTCACGGGACTGCCACTCGGCAGCCTTGACCTCCGGCGCATTGTGATTGCGCTGCGCCAGCGCGGCGATCAGCGGCAGGTACGATGGCTCGATCGCCCACGGCTCGCCCGTGAGCGCCCGGAAGGCGCGCGTCATGGTGGTTATCCTCGTGCTAGGCGTAGAGCCCGATGTCCTGCGCTGTGGGGCGCACGATCCCGTTCGGCCGGCCCTGATCCTGCTCGGCCTCGTTCTTCCCGCCGCCGGGCGTCGTCATGTTCATTGGCGACAGGTATTCCTTGCCCTGACCGTCAGGCAGATCGTCCATGTTTTCGCGAGCGCGAACATCATCGGCGCTGAGCCAACCCCACTGCCGCCCGATTGCATAGGCGCGATAGCGGCTCTGGATGTCCCCCTTCATCAGGCCGTCGAGGTTGAGCTCGATGTAATAGCCGGACTCCCGCTCAGCGACGCTCAGGCAGGCGATCTCCAGCGCGGACTGCATTGACTCGGCAAGCGAGGACAGAGCGCCGGTGACATAGTCGATGCCCTGGTGCTCGATGTTGTTGTTCGTGGCGCGATCAAGGATGCCGATCTTGTGCGGCGGCACTCCGAACATCGTGCAGAACTGGACCGCTTGTTCCTTGCGAGTCTCCAGCAGCTGGCTGTCGGTCGGCTTGAACGACAGCTCGCGCAGCTTCATCCCAAGCTCTGTGATGGCGATCTTGTGTGCGTTGTCGACACCGCCGAGTGCCCGTTCCAACCCGGCGCGGATGCGGCGAGCAACCTCATCATTCGGGATGCGCTTGTCGTACTCCAGCACGAGCGAGGGCCGGGCTCCGTTTGAGAAGAACTTTGCTGCGAAGCGCTCAGCAGCAAGCGCCAGCGCGATCGTCTCCTTGTTCTGATCGAGCGGCGAGATACCGACGATGCCACCGTTCTTCCCCCGATCGGTCGAGCCGCGGTAGGCCATGTGGACCACGTCCTGCCAGGAAAGCCCTCGGAGCGTGATGGTCTCGCTCACCGCGACGTCGAAAACCGGCTCGCCATCCTCCGTCCAACGGATCTGCGTGTGCCCGTGCTTCAAAGGCTGCAGGCGCTCCAGTTGACCTGATCCATCGCGGATCGAGCGAGCGAAGCCGTTGCCTCGGGTAAGAGCGTTGTGAGCCAGCGCACGCCGGAACTGGAATGACGAGAGCCAGGGCGCCGCGGATTCCTTGATCACGCGATAGGCCGGGTGTTCCTCAGCCGGAACTCGCCGCCCGTCGCCCTTCTTCTTGTAGAGGATGGCCGGCACCTTTGCGATGTCGTCCTCCAGCACCTGCACGCACGCGGCGATGCCCGGCATCGTCAGTGCGTCCTCGACGCTGACCCGGAGCCCGGTTCTCGACACGATGCCGCCGAGCAGCTCGCCGAGCACTTCGCTGCTGTCGAGATCGCGATACCGCGTCTGCGCCGAGGAGCCCGCCCCCAGCAAGCGACCGAAGAAGCCCATCAGCGGCTCCGAAGCTGCCCGAGGATTGCCACTCCGAACAGCATCGCGCCGGCGGAGATGAAGCCCGCAGGCGGGTAATGGAGATAGCCGCCGTAGCCGACCAGCGCGGCTCCGAGCAGCGCCACCACCAGCCGGACGCCGTCGGCGACCACATCTGCGGGCTCGGGACGCTCTGCCATCACGCCCAGACCGGTATGTCGTAGTCGGCTGGCATGTTCGTGTCCGGTTCCGGGTTTTCGAGCATCAGCCAGGCGCAGTCGAACATCGCCATGAGCGGGTCGATCTTGCCGTAACCGGATGCCTCGCGAGCGATGCGAATGCCCGTGGTCGTTGGAACGACGATGGCGTTGTGAGCGCACCAGTTCATCATCGCTCGCCCGCTATGCTTGAACGATCCATCGGCGAGCTTGCGCTCGACCACCTTGATCGCGCCCATCAGTTGGATGCCCTGCGGCACCGTGACGAGCGTCTTGCTTGGTTCGAGGCCGATCGCGATTAGCTCGTCGATCAGCACCTGGCCGGCTCCAATCCGATCGAGCCCCATGCAGCCGAACTTCCCGGACTCGCGCACTTCCTGAACGATGGCGAGAATGCCCGTGATGTCGTCAGGCAGGCGCTCGACTAGTGTCAGGTCACCTTCGCGCATGAACTGCTCGTAGAGCACGGCGTTGGCACGGCGCCGCTCCATCCCGATCGGTGAGATGAAGGCATGGCTCCAAGACAGCCAGCGGCGCGTCCCACGTTCGCGGCCGAGCACGCTGGCGCCGAACAGGTCATCCAGGCCGCCGCCATCGCCAGCGATCGTCACCACCTCACTGCGGTTGAGCAACTCGCTCAACGTCAGAGCCCGTTCGGCCCCGCTCGTCCAGAGCCTGGCGCCGGACCAGCCATCAGCACGCAGCGCGCCGGCGATCTCGACGTTGAGGTGCTTGGCGAGGAAGACGTTGCGGGTCTCAGGGCCCTTCTGCTGCTCCTTCTCGAGCTCGTTCGATATCCAGTCGCGCCCCCACTGGGTTCGACCGATATAGGGGTTCGTGACGTAGAAATTTTCAGGCTTGAGATAGGCCTCGGAGCGGATCATTGAGGCCGGGAACTCGTAAATAACCGGCATGAACTTCCGGTCATCGACCTCGCCGTCCCTCACCTTCCGGGCATAGTCGAGCTTGTCCTTGAACACTCCGGCCGGCGGCCGATCGGACTGCGTCGTGATCGTGATCAGGAAGCCTTCCGGCCTGCCCACCAGCCCACCGGCGGCTTCCTTCATCATCGAGTCGGCGTTCGCGCGCGCCCCGAACTCCCAGAGCTCGTCGATCAGCACGAAAGCTGCCTTGTTGCCTGCCACTGTGCCCGCGTCGGCTGCGAGAATGCGCAGGGTGGCTCCAGTTTTCAGGTGCGTAATGGTCCGCAGGTGATCCTGGATGTGCAGGAAGCCCTGCTCACCAGCGTTGAGCCGCGGATCGGCGCGAACCATGTCCGCGGCCGGCTTGAAGGAGTTGCTCGCCGCCTTGATCGTGGGGGCGACGATGATCAGCTCGTTTGAATTCCGCCAGTTTCGGATCAGCGCGGTGAGCATGATGCCCGCAGCGATCGTCGACTTGCCGTTCTTCTTGGCGACGCACAGAAAGAACTCGCTGATCTCGCGGCGCCCGGTCTCGCGATCATAGGCCCCGAAGATCGCCTCGACGAAATCGAAGATCCAATCGTCGCCGGCTTCCCCGAATGTTGGCCGGCCAGGCGCGTCGACGATCCTCAACGACTTGAAGACCGCGAGTGCCTCGGCCGCCTCATCGGGAAACAGCGCCGGAGCCGGGACGATCGAGCGCCCCTCGACGATCCTCGCCTCCCAATCTCGGCAGGCTGTGGACCACGACACCATAAGATTGCTCAGCGAGTGTTATCGACCGCGAGACGGGGCGGCGTCGGAACCGCGAAGGTGCCTTCCGAGGAGCTCTGCTCCGCGTTCTGCTGCCGAACCTCCCGCTTGGTGAGAGGCGCGGCCGGCTCATCAGGCTTTGGCTCGGCGCTCGGCTTGTAGCTGTCGGCCGCCGCGACTGCAGCGGCATTGGCCGGCGTGACGAAGCCCCATGTCAGGAGCAAACTCGCCGCCTTGATCGCTTCGACTGCGCTTCCATTCGCCACGATGGCATTGAGGCGTTTGATTGACTTCAACGCGCCCGCCTTGGCCTTTGTCGTGATGTCGCTCTGACCTCCTGTCGGACCTGTCGGCTCGTCCACCGCCGCGGCACGAACCGGCGACGGCACCTGAGCGACTTTTGGCTTGCGCCCAGCGCCTGGACGAGCGCCGCCGCGGCCAACGCCCTTTGATTTCGTCATTCGACACCTACTCGGATCACGGATTCAACCGGGCCGAAATTCTCCGCATGCCCCCCCGTGCGGTGGAGGCCCCCTGCCCGCCCAAGGATTAGACCCGCCCCCCTGTTGAGGTCAGGCGAGTAATGCCTCTCAGTTCGCTTTGCGTGGCCGCTGGCGGGCGATCAGCCCTTGAGCCTCGCCACCCTAGCCAGATGCGTCTTGCGGACGTGGCACGACGCGCACCGGCACATGCCGTTGTTCCGATCTAGGGCCAGGTGCGGCGCGTCCTGACGTTCCTCGATGTGATCGGCATAGAGGGTGACGCCTGCGCCTGATGGCTGGCGCGGATCGTGGTCAGGGTCTTGGCACTGGTAGCCGGCGCGGGCCTTGACGTCTTCGGCCCATGCCTTGTGAGCTGCAGTGCCCAGCTCGGTATCGGCGCGCTTCGTCTGTTTGGGCCAGCGGGAGGGTGCGGGGCCAAGCCGGCTTGGCAAACTGCGCAGGCGTGGCATGCTCAGGATCTTATGGAGGAATGAAACCAATGGCCTTGCAGATTGCCAACTATTATCAAATCGGAACCCGCATCTCAGTCGTAACAACGGGCGGATACCTGTTCACTGGCGCGATTGAAGTGGCTGGCTCTGAAACGCTGGTGCTAGCGGATACCGTTGTCCGGGGACCAGAAGGCGGCGAAGTGACCAGAGGTGCCAGCGTTCGAATCCTTCGCGATCACATCACAGCAGCGTGGGGCTCCTGAGCGCAAAAGCCCGACCACGAGGGCCGGGCTTCGCTTGGCGAGGTCTCAATCCAGTACATCCGTGGAGAGACGATTCGCCAGAATGATTCGCTTTTGAATCATCCGTCTGATTGCGTCAACTGAATTTTGCAAAGACGCATAATTAATCGCCACGCAACTTGCGATGGCGCATGATCGGAAGCAATTGGCTGGCTAGTCATCGTCAGGCTTCGCCATGCGAGCGCCCTCGCCCGTTCCGTCGCTGTCATCGTAGAGCCGCACGCCTGCCTCGCTCAACGCCGTGCGGATGCTAGCGAGGGTGCTTGCCTTCGGGTCGATCAACTCGGCTTCGATTCGGGCGAGCGTGGCGCGGCCGACCTTGGCCCGTTCCGCGAGCTGCTCTTGCGTCCAGCCTAGCAGCGCACGGCCGGCACGTATCTGGCGGGCGGTTATCACTGGCGCAGCATCCGGCTCCTGTGGCGGGGTAATCGAGGCGACCGCAGATGGCCGCGCTCTGATGACCGCCTTTCCCACGCGACTCGCCTTCGCAGGTTCTGTCTCGACATACCGGATCGCCATCGACACTCCAAACTTTCTGAGAAATTTGTATCACGCCCTATTGACGCGTCAATTCAAGTGATACATATTCGCTCACACAGAACACAACAAGTGCTCTGAACGACGTGAGCCCCATCGTGGGGCGCCCAAGAGGAAAAGTCAGATGACGACCATCAAGCACACTGGAGTGTCGTATCCCGCCGGGTCGAACGCGAAGCGAGCCGAAGGCAAGGATCGTCGCCGCGTTCGCCGTCAGCGGCTCGCTGACAAGCGCGCATACCTGATGGGGGCGTGACGATGGCGATGGCTTTCGATACCCTCGGCTACGCAAAGGCGCTGAAGGCTGGCGGCGTAAAGGCCGCTGATGCCGAGGCGATGGCGGAAGCTGCGCGGGACTTCATCATGAAGGAAATCGCCACTCGCGAAGACCTGCGGCAGGCGCTGGAAACCCAGACGCTGCGCCTTACGGTTCGCATGGGCGCCATGATGGCCGCGACCGCTGGCTTGCTCTTCGCCGCGCTGCGCTTTTTCCCCCACTAAGCGACCGGCGCGGCTCCGGTCGCGCCCCTTCCCCTACTCCGCATAGCTGACGCGCCGACCATGTCGGCCGCGTCTCTCGACCCATCACCCCACTGCACCGCGCTCGCCCTCGGCTCGAGCGCGAACGGGAAAGGATTCTGTCATGGCTAAGCTCACCGATGCCGGCGCGATCTACAATCAGCATGACGCCGCGTTCTCGCATGTCGCCGCATATGTCGTCATCGATCGGTGCACCGGCTCTTGCGTCGCCAAGGTCGCTATCAAGCGCAGCACATCGGGCTTGCGCACCACGGCCTTTGTACACTGGCTTGGCTCCCAGATGGCCAAGGGCGTAGCGAACGGCGGCGGGTACAACAAAGACAGCGCCAGCGTGGCGGCTGCTGCCCGCCGCATCCCGGATGACGTCACCGGCCGGGACGACAAGAGCGGCACCCACAATGCCCGCGCCAAGTTCATCGATGCCGCCTCCTTGGATGGCGGGAAGCGCTGGGACGATGCCGTTCGCGATGCCGGCTTCTCGGTTTTTCAGGCCGTCTGATGACCGCGCGCACCCTCACCCCTGCCGCCGCCTATTCCATCGCTTCGGATTGGGGCTCCTACCTCAATAGCTCGGATCCCGGCGCGTGCCTGTACGGGTTCCGCGCTGGCGATGGCCGGCCCGTCTCGGAACAGCACCGGGCGCAGTGCTTGGCCTATCTCGACACGCTGCAGCCGACCCGCTGCGAAGAGCTGTTCGATATCGACCGCCTGCGCCGGTATCTCGCGGTCGCGCCGCTCTGGTCGGAGGCGCGTCGATGATCCGGCGCCCCTACGTCCCGCCGTCGCTTTATCCGTGGCGCGTCGACCGGATCGGCGCGGCCTTCCTGAAAGCGGTTGTGCTCTTCGCCTGCCTTGGCGCGTTCGGCGCCGGGTTCCCGCTCCTTCTAGCTCTCGTTCTTGGAAAGGTCTGATCCATGATTGACCTGCTGGTGATGCTCTAGGCCTGGCTGGAGCGCGAGCGCGAAGCTCGCATACCCTATACCGAGGAATGGTGCCGGCGGCGCGGGATCAGGTTCTGATCATGGCCAGCGAGCCGCGCCCCAGCCTGCACTTTTTGGGCTTCCGAGATGACCGCTGGTGGAACGCCGTGCGCGTATTCGACGGCCCGACTTCGTCCACCCGAAATGGGATTTGCGCGCTCGGCGGGAAATTGCAGATGGGGATATCGTGGTTTTCGCAACCGGGAATGAGACGCAGCCAGTTGCGCGCCACAACGCTCCGGATTTCATTGAAGGTAGTGATGGCAGGGCGGAAGTAGATGGATTGGCTCCAAGCGATTGAGAAACTCGTTCAGAGCGTCAGCAAATTCGCGTGGCCCTTGTTTCTCGCCGGCGCAGCCTTATTGGCGGCTCGCTTTTACAAGCAATGGCCCGGGACAGAAATACAAGATCGTGAAGCAGCATGGCTAGTTATGGCGACAACTCTCGCAGGAACCTTTTGCCTTATTGGCGTTGTCCAGAAGATGGGATCGTGGGCTTCGAATCGCCTAAAACGCGCCAGCAACAACATGCGCCGCGGCCGTCATCTGCGGAGCGCTCCAAATCGAATTCGAGAGCTAAACTCTTTAGAGACAGCTTCTCTGATTTGGCTAGTTCGGCACGGCTATTCGAGAGTTGAAGGCAAATTAGGGGACAGGCCATTCAGCGGACTAGTGGACAAAGGATTCTTGATTTCGAGTCATAGCGACGAAGATTTCTATTCTGCGCAATTCTTCGATTTGAATCCTTGGATGCTGGCAAAGAAGGACGAGCTATTGGGGTTGTTGTCGCGTCCGGATTTGAAAGAGATGACGGACGATAATCGGCAGCCGCCTTGGGAATTCTAGCAATCTTGCAGGAGAGAGTGAGCATGACCGCTTATGCCCCGCATCAGCTTCTCATTGCGCTCGGTAACGCACGCCGGCACGCGTGGCGCATCAAGAAGACAGTGCACGTCGTTGAGAATGATGGGCTGTTGGTGTGGCTGCGAGGCCCGCTCGTAACGGTCGAGACGGTGAAGCCCCACCATACCGTGGTGATCCGAGACGTTCACCCGGCGCCGATGCCGAGCGAGATGGTGGACACCTATTGCCGGGCCGCTCTGCACGATCCGGTGCGGACCGCCCATGTCGCGGACGTGCTGCGGGAGATCGGCGGCATTGGGCGAAACGAGCCGTTCGATGTCGAGGCGCGAGCGCTGATGCTCTGGGATCTCGCGGAACACCTTGAAGAGGTCGAGCGCTGGCGCGAGCGCGGCGCGGCGGCCTGATCGCCAGCCCCTCCTTTCCCCGGACGCCGGAATCGACCACAACCAGAGGAGACCCGATTGCTGGACACCGTGAAGCCCGTGGCGAAGCGATACGAATACGAGAGGATGACTGGCGAGCAGCTCTCCGCTGCGCTGGCACAGCTCGGCATCACCATGCGCGAATTCGCCAAGCTGACCGGGTCAAAGCCTGAGCGCGTCCAGTCTTGGCTCGACGGGACAGATAATATCCCGCAATCGGCGGCGCTGGCGGCCGTGCTGCTGACCGTGCCTGGCGCGCTCCAACTGGCGCGGACCTATACCGATTCCGTCGCCCGCGACACGCGGTCCGGCTGATGCTGACACTTAAAACCAAGGCTGATCTGGAAGCGCTTATAGCAGAGGGCGAGCGTGAAAGCCTGACGCTCGAATTTAAGGCCGGAGCCGCACTCGCGAACGAGAAGAAGGGCGAGATCGGCAAGGACGTATCCGCGATGGCCAATGCTGCGGGCGGCCAGATCATCTATGGCATCAAGGAGCGCGATCACGTCGCTGCAGAGCTCCAGCCTGTCGACGTGAGGCGCTTCAATCACGAGTGGCTGGAGAAGGTCATCCGGAACAACATCTCTCCGGCGGTTGAGGGCGTCACGATCGATATGATCGACGTCGGGCCTGAGCCATCCGATGTGGCATTCGTTGTGTCTATCCCTCCGGCTACCGTGCTCGCTCCGCATCAGGCCAAGAGTGATCTAAAATACTATAGGCGCCATAATTTTATGGCCGATCCGATGGCCGACTATGAGATCAGGGAAGCAATGCGCCGCGTGGCCACTCCTCAATTGACCTGCAAATACACAGCATCGAGACCATTGCTAAATCATTATACCCCTCATGAGATATGCAGCCTCTCTATTGAGCTTTCGAATCGATCGCCTGAGCCTGCACTTTACGTCGCAGTATCTTTCTATCTTGATGCCAGGATGAAAGCTGATGGGCTGCCTCGCGGCTTTACCCAAGCAAATGCGGTCGAACACCCCAACGGCCTACCTCTGTGCAGCTATTCTTTCCACATCTCGGCTCCGCGCGATTTCCCGGTATTTCGCGAGATATCACAGCAGATCGCCGATTTTAGATTTGAGATACCTGCTGACTATAAAGGCGCAAAGATCGCTTTTGGGCATCGCATCGCCTGTCCCGGATATACGGAGGCGATGCTATTCGACGTCGTCCGAGATCAACGACGCAGCCGTAGCGGCTTTCTCGTAGAGTTTAACCAGGATGCTACAGCGCAATGGCGCTTAGCTCACTGAGCGCCGACACCTGCGGACATAGTGCGCCCTGACAGCCTCTCTCTCCAGGGTTAGTGCTCGGGAATACGCCAGGTCCAGATCGCCGCCTGGCCGGCGCGTTCTGATACCTGATGGCGCCATATGCCGGCAGATTGCGACCTCTTCCAGCGCTTCGTTAAGGAAGCGGACCGGCGAGCCGACCGCCGCCGGCAGCTCCAGCCGCGCCAGCGGGCGATCGAGCCTGACGACATGGTCCAGCACCCGCCACCTCCATTCCGCTGTACCATCGGGCCGGAACGCCGCGAGGACGTGCTCCTTCACCATGGTTTCGATCTTGAGCGCGTCGACGGAGGATTCCGCACCGTTACCGCCGCTGGAGCCATCGACATGGTCGCGAGTTGGATCGAAGCCGCGCACGCCGCCGGCGCCGATGCGATCGAACAGTGCGGAGAGCCATACCCCGGCTTGGAGGCAGTATTCGTCGATTCCGCCGGCGCTCGCCTCGGCGTGAAGTGCTGACGCATTCGGGTTCCAGATCCGCTCGCCGCCGCCGCGGAGCTTCTGCGTCATGCGGACGCTCTCCGGCTTTAGGGAGAGCATGGCCTGCAGATGCTTCCAAAGGCCGGCCGTGGGGCTGCGGGCTGCCCAGTGCGCGACGAAGCCCTTCATGCCGCCGGGCGTCTTGTGGAACAGCTCAGCGAGCCGGCGCAGGCGTGCGTCGCTCTTGCGGACCGCTTCCAACCTGCCAGCGGTGACGACCCGGTTGATCGGGCCGCGCCGCTTGCCCTCACCGATCGCGTCATTGATTTGGTCGACGGTCTGGCCGCACAGGTACATCACGGACGTCTGCCAGCGCTCGAGTTCGCGGAGCTTGCTCTTGCGGGCCTTCATCTCGAATTGAATCGAGGCGATCTCTGCCTGGCGCTTCGCCTCGCCGGCAGCGTCTCGATTCTGGATACTCGCTTCCCGCGCCTTCCGGTCCCGCTCACGACGCGCGGAGCGACCGGCCGCAGCGCTCTTCGCCACGCTGTTGCGTTTGCAGCCGCGCGAGCATCCGCCGACGCAGGGCAGCTTGTAGGCTGCGGCGCATTTCTGCTGACGCGCAGCGAGGCGATCGGCCTTCGCCTGCGCCTTGGCAGCGGCCTCTACTTCCCGCTCTTCCTTCGATCGATGCTTGCCCACGGCGCCGCTCCTGATGGCATCGGCCGGCAGCGCTGTGGCTACCGGCCGTGGTCTACTTCTCGCTCTCCAGCGACCGCTCAGGCCGCCAGCGCGCGCTTCAGCTCGGCCGCGGGCTTGAAGGCCGGAACGTTCTTCGCCGGCACCTCGACCGTGCCGCCGGTCGCAGGGTTGCGGGTGGTGCGCGCCGCGCGATGCTTCGCCACGAACTTGCCGGCACCGGGGATGGTGATCTCGCCGCCGTCCTTCAGCGTGGTCGTGATCGCGACGCCGAGGTTCTTGAGCAGGTCGGTGGCCTGCGCCTTCTTGATGCCGACGCTGTCGGCGAGGGTCTGTGCGAGTTCGGATGCTTTCACGGGTGCTCTCCTATGTTGACGGGCCGCGACATGCGGTCCCGATCTGCCCTCAGCGGGCGGATTCCATGCGGCGGTGCCGGCCTTGGCCGACGGCGCGATAAGTGAGGGCGCGGCGAGTCAGCGGTGCCCTGCCCTGCTCCTCGGCGGCATCCTTGGCGCGCGCCGCGGCTAGCTCGGCTTCGACCTGCGTCGGGAAGACCTGCGCAACTGGCTTGCCGTTCTCACGCGTTACGACGCCTTCCTGGATGAGCGTTCGGTAGCCGACGCCAGGTGCTATGAACCACGCGGTCCAGCCCTCTCGGCTGCGCAGCGGCACAGCGCCGAAGTCGCGGGTTTGAGCCGTATTCCTCATGCTGCTGGTCTCTCGAGGTTGAATTCGCGGAGGATGTGTTTCGGGCAGATGACCTGGAATCCGGGGGTTTCCGGGTGGTTGCCCCAGTGCCCATTCCACTCGCCGGTCTCTCGCCAGCGCTTGAGCTTGCGCCGCCATTGAGCGTCTTCGTCGACCGGAAGAGGTGGCGGAGTTGTTGGGGCCAATGACTGGGCTGGCCCCCAAGACGGGTCGAAGCCGCGCCAGCCCCGCTCGATCATCAGATCGGCTGCCGAATTGGGATCTGAGGACTTGCCGAGGCTCTTCGCTAGCAGCTTGGCGGCATGAGCGCCGAGCGGGGCTTTGATCCGCTTCCGGTGATCGACGATGGCTTGTGCCCGCTCCGGGCTGACGACGGCTGTGAGCTCTTCCATGACGAGCTGCCGCTCTGGCTTTGCCTTTTCGCCATCATCACGCGCCCTCGCGCTCCGAAGAGACGAAGTCTCTGAGGATATAATTGGTTCTGGTTCTGGAACGGGCGCGTGATGCTGAGGCAATTGCTTGGCACTTGCTAAGGCCTCATCGTTGTTTTTCAAAGACTTGGCTTTTCCGCCAGCCGCGCCGGATGCGCTCCGTTTCGCCGATATCGAAGAGGCTTTTTGGTGCTCCCGTTCGAGCCGTTTCTGCGTGATCTCGCCGTCGACGATCTCGAAGAATGGCATCAAGTCATCGGCGAGCAGGTGCCAGCGGCGGGGGCTAACGCGCGCGATCCGAGCGAGCTTAGAAGGGTCGTGGGGGAGCCGCCCCCCGGAGCGCCACATCGCCATGAGCAGCAGCAGATATGCCCCATGCTGCTCGGTGGTCAGGTGCTGCGTGTCACCCAAATAATCAGCGATGTAGAGCTGCATGTATGGAGCGCTCATCGGCCGCCCCCGAAACGCGCGGCGACAATTGAGCGGCCAGGATCGCACCACAGGTTGACGCGGCCAGTCTGACCCTGCCGGCTCTTTTCGACGCCTACCTCCAAATCGTTCTTGATCGCGTCGGCCTGCTCTTGAGCGACTTCGTCACCGCGGCGGTAGGCCTCTGTGCGGGTGGCGTAATAGTGCTCGCGATAGAGCATCAGGACGGCGTCAGCTGCCTCCTCGATCTCGCCCGAGGCGCGGAGGTCAGACAGGTTCGGGCGCTTGTCGTCGCGTTGCTCAACGGCTCGGGCGAGCTGGCAACACAGCATGACCGTGCAGTCGAGGCTCTTCGCCATGACCTTGGACGCGTTGGCGATCTCGCCGAGCTCATTGACCTTGTTGCCCTGGTACCGCCCCGAGGGCTTCACCAGCATGGCGTGGTCGACAATGGCTAGGCGGAGCCGCTTGCCCTGCTTGTCGAGCCGGTCGGCATACTTCCTGCCCTCGACGAGTATATCCGCCATGCTGAGGGCTGGCGTGTCGTCGAGATGGAGTGGCTCCTTCTTCGACTCGTGGGCGGCCCAGAGATAGCTCTCAAGTTCGTTCTCGGTGGCGTGTCCCGAGAGCACGTTGCCGTAGGTCGGGCCCTTGCCGCCGAGGCGCTCGCAGATGATGCGGGCAGCGATCTCCTTCGACGGGACCTCAAGCGAGAAATAGAGCGCGCCGTCCCCGCGCCGGCACATCTTGGAGGCGAGTGCCGCCCCCATCATCGTCTTGCCCTGCCCGGTCCGACCGGCAAGGACATAGAGAGCTCCTGGTGCCAGCCCGCGCAATGGGAGGTGGCGGTCGAGATCCTCGATACCGGTAGATGGTGGGCGGTCAATCTCGCCGCGGAGCATGGCCTCGGCTTCACGGCCGACTTGCTCGGCGATCGTCGATAGGCTGCCTCGGTTTGAACGACGCTGGTCGTTCGTCGCGTCGCGTAGCGCGTCGACGGATTCGATCAAGCCCCGGGCTAGTGCCGAGACATCTGCCGTGGCAATTTTGCTCCGGGCACCATCGGCTGCATCGAAAATCCGCCTCACAACCCAGGCACTGCGTATGATCTTCGCATAGTCCGGGAGCGAACTTGCCGGAGCGGCGAGCGCTGCCATGCGGGCCATCAGAGCATTGATCGAACCCCCCTCGCCCATCAGGACCGAGGCACCACCCTGGACGACAGTCCGGAAATCGACCACGCCGCCGCTGGAGACGGTATCGATGATGCGGCGGAACAACGCTCCAGCTGAGATATCGCCGAAGTGCTCCTCCTGAAGCCCGGCGAGCATCACATTGCTGATCGCCGATGGCGCCATCAGCATGCCGCCGATCAGCGCCATCTCCGTTTCGGAGATTTCACGAAACCAATCCTGGAAGTGGCCCGGGCCGAGAGCGTTCATGCTCAACCCGCCTCGGAGAGCTTGAGGAACGTGGCCCAGGCACGGCCAGCGGCTATGCCGTCTTCTACGCGCCTGGAACGTTCCGCACGGTCGAGGGCCTGCAGATAGCCTTCCCAGGCGCGCTGCTGCTCAACGGTCGACGCAGGCTTCGCTGGGACGAGAGAGAGAATCATCACGCCCTCGCCTGGAAATGGCCGACGAGAATGCCGACGAGCACCGGGACATCGAGCGGCGAGATTGCGCCGTTCTTCTGAACCCGGAGATAGACCTCTTCGAGCGCGAGCTCGGGGCTGGAGATGCCGAGCGCGAAGTCGCGATTACGCGATGCCGGCACATCCCAGGAGACTTTTGCCTCCCCGCTGCCGCCAGATCGGGCGAGAAGCGCGAGTCCCCAGCCGAGAGCACCGCTGTCGATGACGATGGGTGCGAGGCTCATGGCCGGCCTCCATCGCGATGAAGCCAGTCACCGGTCCAGCGGCCCTCGAAACCCTTGAGGAAGACGAGAATGCAGAAGTCCTGCTTGCCGCCCGAGGGGTCCTTGCCGGCCTCGAGCAGCCGCCGGTACTCGTGCCCAGGCGGCATCGATGGGCGAGGCGTCAGGTACCAGAGCCGGAACAGCGGCATACTCCGCAGCCACTTCCCCGCCGCGTTGAGCCGACGGGTCGGATAGACCATCGCGACCTTCGAGCGGGCCAGCCGGAGTGCATGGTGCGCGAACTCTTCGCCGAGTTCGAACGGCGGGTTGAAGGCGAAATTGTCGACCTCTTCGCAACTTTGCAGGAAGTTGCGCGTGGCCTTCAGTTGAGGAGCGCCGCGGTCGACAAGATCGTAGCCGACCGTGCGCAAACCGGCCGCCTCAGCACCGGCCAGCAAGTTGCCGAAACCGCAGCAAGGATCACAGACCTCGCCCTCAAAGCGCTCGACCTCGAACAGGCGCCGGCCAGTCCAAAGCGGCTCGACATAGTGCTCGTGCTCCTCGCGACCCCAGATATGGGAGGCTTCGGGCCGGCGGTGCTGGACGACTTCGGTCATGCCGCGCTCCGAAGCTGGAGCAATGCAGCGCGGCGATTGAACTCGGTGCGGCTGATCTGGTGGGTGCGGCAGTAGCCAGAGATCATCAGCTCTAGTTCAGGTGCCAGATGATCGTGTTCTACGATCAACAGCGACCTAGAGGTTCTGGCCTCACGCTTGATGAAGCCGCGCTGCTCCAGCCGGTCGATCATGGCGTTGACGGCGCCGCGCGATTTGATGCCGAGGGCTTCCGCCATCTCGGCCCGGCTGGGGGCATATCCGTGCGCGCTGATGTAGCGACGGAGATAGGCAAGCGCCTGCGCCAGCCGCGGGGTGAGGCCCAAGGTCATGATGCAACCCGTTCGATGAGAGGATCGCGCCGGGACATCTGCGCGACGGCGTCGCGGGCGGCGAAGTCAGGGTCGATCCGGAAAGCGAGGTGGAACCAAAGGCAGATCGCATCGGCCTGGTTGTCGTCGACGAACTCAAGGGCTCGGGCAACGCATTCGCGCTTTACCGCGGCCTTCGCGTCATCGCGCTTGAGCCGGCCGTTGCCTTTGCCGAGAAAGGATATGCGCGCGTCGGTCGGTTTGACCTCGTCGCAGCGCACGTGAAGCAGGTTCGAGACACCAAGGATGCCCCAGCGCATGCCGGCCTGCATCATGATGGTGTCGATGTTGGTGAAGCCGGCGCCCTGCTTGCCGGCGATCGTCTGTGTCGAGAACTCGAAGGCGACGCGATCTGGCCGATACAGCCCGATCATGTCGCCGACGAACTGAAGCTGCTCCCCGGCGATCTTGCCGTGCTCAGCACCGCTCGGCGCGAGACGGTGCGTGCCACCAATCAGCTTTCCACCGATCGGGGCGAACGCCCATCCCGTCTTCACACCGATATCGAAGGTGAGCAGCTTCATCAGACCTGCCCTCAGTGGACCGAGGTCTTCTCGGCGGCGCGTTCGCGCTCGCGGCGCTTCAGGAACTCAGGCCGGAGGTCTTCTTCCTCGTCGTCGGCCAGCGTGAGGGCCGGCGGCGGAGGCGGAGCGGCTTCGACCGGGCCGAGACGCTGGCTCTGCTCGTCGACGTATTTTTCCGCGACGCTCGGCGCCTGCGGCGCGGCATCGGCCGCGGTCTTGCTCTTGCGCCCGCGCTTCGGCTTTTCGGTCACGGCTGGCGGAGCCGGAGGCGCAGCAGCGGAACCATCCTCTGGGAGGTCCAGCTTCTTCCGGGCGGCGCGACGATTCTCCGCGATCGCCTTGGCACCTTCGAGCTGCTTCTGGGCATCGCCAAGCGGCACACCGCCCTCGCCCGTCGGTGCGTTGTTGAGGTCGGGCTCGCCGTTCACTTCGTCATCCGATTTTTCGGTGCCGGCCTTCGACATCCTGTCGAGATCACCGGTGTGCCCCTTGTTCTCGATCTCCTCCTCCAGGATCTCGATGTAGAACTTCAGGTGGGCCAGATGCTCCTTGGCCTTGAGCTCGTTGCTCCGGCTCTTGCGATGGATGGCCGCCGCCTGCCGGAAGGCTGGACCATGCAGGTTGCCGACCTCGACCTGGGTCTTCACCCGATCGCCGTACGTGCCGGCGATGCTGGCGACCTCTTCCTTCGCCTTGTTGTTGGCGACGAATAGCGCCTTCACCACCGTGGCTTGGGCGAACTTGATTGGCGCGTCACTGCTTTGGGCCATCTGTGGCTCCTATGGGTTTCGGGCGAGACGGGTTGCCTGCCGGTCGAACCAGCGGCCGAGCGCGACGAATGGCATGGGGAAGAGCATCAGCAGCCAGGCGATGCCGCCGCACAGAGCGGCCAATCCTGCACTGGCGATGGAGAGAAGGCCCCGCATCGGCCATCTCCTTTCAGGTCAAACGAGTTCCGCGATTTCGGCCCGGATGCGGGCCTGCTCTGCCTCAAGCGCAGCAAGACGCTCGCGCCGGTGCGCGTCGTCGAGCCACTTTGGGGCCTTTGGATAGACAGCGATCAGGAAGGCCGGGCCGTAGGCGAAGATCATCCTGCTGAAGAGGATCGTGCTCGGGGTGGAGCAGCGATCCATCATCTTTTGGATGGTTTCGGGCGAGCCGCCGATATCCGCCGCGACATTCTCGGCGGTCTTCGTCGGGTAGAGCCGGCGCAGGAAGCCGATGATCCGCTCGGCCTTCTCTGTCCTCTCCGCGACGGACAAATGTCCGGCGGTGACGGGCGACTGTCGCATCTGCATCTCCGATATTGGGGACACAGACGGAGCGGGAGCGGCCTTGGCGGGGCGCGAAGCTTCAAGGGGATTCCGGGGAGAACGGGCTGCAACCCGCGCCCCACCAGAGAATGAGGACGATGGCGATGTCGGAGAAAGCGCGAGGCCCACCATGACAGTCAGTTCTCCTCGCGAGTTGCGACGAGAACGACCGACAATCCGAAGAACGCCACAGCATGGGCGAACCTACCTGCGCTGATGAATAGCGCGGTCACCGGGGCCGGGATGGCAATGTCGAAGTCGCTGAGCATCGATCAGGACGCCTCAGCGAGCGAAGAATTCGTCGGGCGCGCCGCGATGCTTGCGAGTAGCTCGAGCGTCACGTCGGCGATGCCTCGGTCAGAAGCCGATGCGACCAGTTTCGCCCAATGTTGCGGCGGAATGCCGTCGCGGCTTTTCCAGGAACTGACCGTCCCAGCGGGAACTCCAAGGGCCTCGGCAACCCTCGCGTAGCCGCCAAAGGCAACGATGATGTCGGCAAATGTCTGCATCATGCATATTTATCTGCGTTACGCAGATTCAATTGTCAAGTCGTGATTCTCGGATTTGCAGAGCGATGTTCTGCATGATGCAGCTATGGCTAAGCTCGATGCTAACGAACGGCTCCGCATCGCTCGCAAGCGCAGGTTCAAAACCGCGCGCGAGGCTGCAACCGCACTCGGTGTGCCTTACGGCACCTACACGGGGCACGAATCCGGAACACGTGGCTTTTCGGAAGACGTCGAGCGCTATGCGAAGGCGTTCCGCGTTCGCGCTGCTTGGCTGGCGTTCGACGAGGGGGCGATGGAGCCCGGAAGAGACGACGCGACTGCAAACCGAGTTTCGGAAGTTGGGCCGCGGACAGAGCTTGCCGCCACAGCGCCCCCGGGCGGCAGCCGAGATCTCCCCAACCTCGGTACCGCCGTCGGTGGCGGAAGCGGAGACGGCGATTTCCGGCTCAACGGCGAGGTGACCGAAATGGTCGCACGCCCGCCTGCTCTAGTGGGGCGCAAGAAAGCTTTCTGCGTGACTATGCAGAACACAAGCATGCATCCCGTCTACAAGGAAGGGCGCCGCGTTTACGTCGATCCGGATGGTCTCCGGCCGGTCAATGGTGACGACGTCCTAATCGAGATGTACCCGGACGAGGACGGCGAGCCTGGCGCCTCCTATGTCAAGACATTGGTCGCTCGAGGGCCGAAAGAGATCGTCGTCACCCAATACAACCCGCCGCCGGAAAGCCTCCGATTTGACGCCGCTCGCGTGAAGCAAATGTTGCGAGTGATCCCTTATGACGAGCTGCTTGGAATTTGATCGGCCGCTCACCGCGGCACGATCAGCTTCACGGGCGCTACCCACTCGACCGCCACTCCTTCCTCGATCGCGCCATCGGCGGAGACTATCGTCCAGCCATCGCCGCCATGCGAACGGTAAATCCGCATCGAGAGATTTCGACCATCTTCAGTTCTGATCATGCAAAACCTACCAACATGCCGATCATCCGGTTTCGATCGCTCGCTCGCGTTGTAGCACATGGTCCAATTGTCCATGAGCGAACCCTGCGGATCGGCATGGATGCGCATGCCAGTGGCGGATGCGTCGAGGACATCCAGGCTGACGGTTTCCCCAGGCGCCGGTGAGGATCTCGGTCGCTTTGCCATCAGCTCACCTTCGGGATTGGAACGAGGCTGATGTTCTTGCCTAAGCCCCCACGCTCATAGCAGAGCGTGCAGCGAAGGCGGTTATGCAGACCAAATAGGCTGCAGGTGCCCTGACCGATGATATCCACTATTTCGGCAGCGCGTAGGCGCTTGGTCCTCCCGCAGTCGTCGCAGCTGATGTCAATTGCACGATACTGCGCAAGTTCGGGCCCTCTGATGCCCTCGGTGAATGCCAAGCTCATGTGACGCTACCCTGAGTTTGTTCTTGTTGCGTTCCTATCGATTCCAGAGACCGCGGAGAGAGTCGAGAGGCTTAAGCCCTCTACTGACTCGCCCTGACAGGGGCGCGCGGCTCGGTGAACAATTTTCGCTGTGATATGCAGTACGTTGACGGTCGGAAAATCCGTCGGTCATTCCTGAAAAAATAGGAGTGTTTGTTGAAAATGGTCTTCACCGTCGCCGTGGCAGTCGCACTTGCTGGCTGCGAAGCGCTAACGGTCCGGGGCTCTGCCCCAACGGGAGAGTGGACATCTAGAAGAACACTTGATGAGGCGGCGGGGTGCGTAGTTCGAGCGTTCGACTCGGTGAATACGCGGATCACTCACGCCATACAAATCAAGGTGCCCGGCAGAGTTTATGAGATCGTGCCTCAGCAGACGCTGACCGTTGGGGCCGAAATTTACTACGCTCGGCTTGAGGCAGAGAAAGGGAACACCTTCATGCAACTCTTCAGCATCGGCGTGTTCACCCGCGACATGATGCCTGCGCTCGCAAGCTGCGCCAACTAGCAAAAGCACGCTAGAATTATCCTCTGATCAGCCTCCTATCAGACGACTGGTGAGGGGGTTGAGTTGGCATAGGACGAGACACCCCTGCCTGATCTGACGAGCTCGGCAAGGTTGTCCCGATCCATGAGACCAGACGGCCGGAGCCGGGGCTCTCACTGGCTGCGCTCGAAGCGAGCGGCGCATCTTGATCCGTACTTTCGAGCGCTCTCGTGCGCCCGCTTCCCGCCCCCGGATCTTTCGGACCAGGCTTGGCCTTGGGAAGCCCCCACGGTAGGCCATCGTCGAACCGCCCCGCCGTGTGTCACCACCGACGACGACTCGCGATCGAGCCACCCGACCGGTGACCGACGGTCAATGGGTCGGCCCGACGGCCTCCCGCGGACAATATGCGTTACGCAGATTTTTCTGCATTGTGCAGTTGACATTAATTCTGCGTTGTGCAGATTATTGCATCATACCTCCCTAACGGAGAGCGAGATGCCGGTCAGCGACCGACCATACCAAGAGAGGCTTTTGCAACTTGCGGCCCGGCAGTTCGTCACTGGGGCGCTGGAAGGCTTCGATCCGCGCCTTGGCGATGCTGTCGCGGTTCCGCCGACGACCGGGGCCGACGAGTACGAGCGCGAAGCACAGGCTCTTCGCGGGGCCGATGCGATCGCAATGGAACGTCGGCAGGCTGCCTATGCCCGCTGCGTCACGTTCGCTGAGCGGTCACGCCGGCTTCGTCATGCGAGGGCTGCTTGATGGCTAGCGACCTCACCAATGGCGGGCCGGCATACCAAGGCGCTCCAGCTGGCTCCCACGGCGCGCCCGGAATGACCTTGCGCGACGCTATCGCAATCGGCGCGCTGCACGGCGTCATTGCCGCAGAAGGCGAAAACATGACGCCTCCAGGCACCGCGGCGCGTCGAGCTTATGAGTATGCCGACGCGATGCTGTCTGAGCGCGCCAAGGCGGTGCGTTCATGAGGGTCGCCCTCTTCCTCCCGGTCGAATCTGAGGCCGGCGCCCTCGCCTTCGCCGCCGGCATCGATACCGGCCGCATCCCGTGCCTTCGCGAGTACCTCGACGAGGATCTCGCTCGCGAGAACTTCGCCAAATATCCCGCCGGCATCAGCAAGCTCCTCGGGATTTTCCGGGTCGAGAACGGTGTCGCCACCCGAGTTGCCGGAGACGCGGGGTGCGCCGCCCCCTTCCCCCCAGCCAGCACACTTTGCGGCTCCGGCAAACCTTTCACGAATGCCGAGGGAGCGCCACGCGTTCGGGCGAGCGCGCTGACCGATGACCGGATCTCCAATCGTGGGGCGCGCTCCCTCGGCGCTGGGTTCGAGGAGGCCGCCGATGCTGCCTGAACTTGCGTGCATCCTCTCCGGCGCGCCGATCGTCGAATGCGGCCAGCTCATCGCGAAGCCCGCTCAGACGCTGGCCGACGCGTGGCCGATGACCATCATCTTAGCGCTGATCCTAGGGCTCAGCGGCTACGCGTACCTCCGGTCGATCTATCGCCACGACATCGACTGGGAACAGGAGCCGGAGAAACCGAAGCCCCTGGTGTCTGTCGAGACTGCCGCCCGCGACGCCGGCGCCTGATGTCCCGCGGCGCGCCCTCTCCCGGAGCCGTGCGCCGCCACTGCCTCGCGGTCCATGACCGCCTCAAGGCCGAGATCGCCATCCGGGCGGCCGGCCTCAACCTCACAGGATGGCGCGGCACTCGGCCGGTCATCCGCGTCCAGACGAGATCGAAGCCATGACCGAAGACTTCAGCTGGTGGCGGGCGCAGCTCGCGGGGAAGAACCCAGAGCTCGACGACAAGCTCCCACGCGTCGGCTTCTACCGGAAGGTCGATGACCCGGTGCAAATCCGGGTCGTCAAGGACGTCATGTGGGCTTGGATCGGCCGCAAGGGCGCGCAACGTGCGGTCAAGGCTGACGACAGCTTTGCCGAGACGACCTTCTCCTTCTTCTGTCGGAACGCGATCTCGTCTGAGCTCTATGAGGCGGTGACGAACCAGGGCGCGCCGTGGCCCGAGACGCCGCCGGATGTCCGCGGCGAGATCGGCGACAATTTGCCGGCCGATCCTTTTGAGCGGCTGTCGGTCGAGCTCGAAGCCCACAAGGAGCGGATCGAGGCGTTTCTCAACGAGCCGGTGACAAGCGAGGAACAGGCGGCGAAGGCTGGTCTTTGGTCAGGCCAGGTCGATGGGATCGGAAAGCAGCTCGAAGACCTTCGCAAGGCTGAAAAGCGTCCCCTCGATGAGGCTGTGAAGGCGGTGCAGGCCAAGTTCTCGCCCAAGGTCGATCTCGCGTCGGGGCTGGCCCGGCGCCTCAAGGATCACATGTCGGCTTGGGTGCTGGCGAAGAAGCGTAGGGCCGAGACCGAAGAGCGCGAGCGGCAGGAGGCGGCGCGCAAGGCGGCTGAGAGCCTCGAGATGCCGGCGCCGCAGCCCGCGCAGACCCGGGCGCCCAGCAAAGTGGTCACCGGCGGCGTCACCGTCCGCACCTTCAAGGTGCCGGTCGTCACCGACATCAAGGCAGCCGCCGCCTTCTATGCCGGGCTTCCGAACCCGCCCCGTCAATTCGTCGAGGTCATCGAGAGCATGGCCGAGAAGAACCTGAAGGGCGGCATCGATGTGCCCGGCGTCCATCTCGAAACCCGCGAACGCGTCGCCTGAGAGGCCCACATGAACGCCCTTGCCCCGGTCCAAGACAATCCGCGCCCTGCGCGCCAGATCGTCGAGGACGTCATCCCGATCCTCGATACCGCGCGCTTTGAGCACATGCAGCGGATCGCCACCATCATGGCGAATGCCAGCCTAGTTCCGGAGCAGCTTCGAACCTACCGGGAGGGCGACAAGACCTATCCGCTGCCGTTCGAGCAGATTATGGCCAACTGCTTCTTAGTCGTGAACCAGGCGACGAAGTGGAACATGGACCCTTTCGGCGTCGCGCAGTGCGTTTCGGTCGTCAAGGGCAAGCTCTGCTACGAAGGCAAGCTAGTCGCCGCCGTCCTCGATGCGAAGCTAGGGATCGAGCTCACCTTCACCTACAACGGCAAGACCGGCGATGCTCTCGGCGTTGTGGTCTCCGGCGTCATCAATGGCGTCACTAAGACCGTCGAGGGCACTGTCGGCGGCTGGAAGACCACCGGTTCGAACTCCCCGTGGTCCTCGCCGAACAATCATCAGCGGCAGCTCGCCTATCGTGGTTCCCGTGAATGGGCCCGCGTTCACAAACCTGCCCTGATGCTGGGCGCCTACACGGACGACGAGCTCGCCGACATGCAGGATGCCAGTCGCGCGAACAGGGCGCGAGACGTCTCCCCGCCGCCGCCTCCTCCGCCCACCATACAGCCACCCGCCACCACGCCGGCGATCGAGGACGCGCAGTTCGCCGAATCTCAGACCGCCGTGACCGAGACCTCCTCCCGCTCGGAAGCGACGCAGGACGCCGGGGCGCCGCCGCCCCTCAGCAATGATGCTCCGGCGTCCGACCCCTCCCTGTCTGAGGCGATCTCGCCCGACGACATCCTGGCGAACCTTGCGGAGGTGCTCGCGACCGCCACGGACGCCGCCTCGATCGAGGAAGGCTATGTCTATCTTGACGTCGAGGCAGAGCTGTCCGGCTTCGATGGTTATGTCGAGAAGGCGCGAGCGCTGAGAGGCGAGCACCTGGCTCGCGTCGAGAAGGTGAAGCCGGTCATCGACGAGGCTCCGGCCCCGCCGCCGACACTCGCCGACGACGAGACCAGCCAGGAGCCGGAGGAGACCAGGGCGTTCGACCTGAACGGCTGGCGCGAGATCGAGCACCAGCAGTCCTACATCGGTTACGCCGAAATGCTGGTTGACCACGCCAAGAAGGTCGGCGACTTCGCCATCGTCGAGACGTTTTGGACGGACAGCCAGCCTGTCCGGGCAAAGCTGATCCCGCTCAAGGAGCGCAACTCGCTCAAGGATGCCCTGCTGGCGCGCTGGGAGAAGGCTTGAGCCATGCAGCGCGGCGACGAGATCCTCGCACGATGGGATGGCCGATCGCTCAAGGCGGTCGGCGGTCGGGATCGTGAAGCAATCGCCTCGTTCCCGATCGACACCGTGTTTTCGCTCCGGAAATGGGAGCCCGGGACGCAGTGGGCCCGCGCCTACATAACCGTGTTCAGCGAGCTCGCCGCCGATGCGCTTCCTGAGATCGCCGACAAGGACGAGCTGAAGACCACGACGAAAATCCAGCACCGCTGGATTGACGGCGTCCAGGTCGAGGCTGATGGCAGCGGTGCCGCTCGCTACAAGTCCGTCGGCAAGATGGATCAGGACGAGCTCACTCGCTTCACCGAGCAGATGAAGCAGCTCGCCGGCGAGCTTGGCCTCGATGTCGAAGGGCTTGATCGCGAGACCCGCGAGCGCATCAAGCCGCGGAGGGCGCGGGCATGATGCGCACCTCCGAAAACCGCCGCCGGCCGATCCCGGACAGCGTCAAGCTGCAGGTCGCGCTTCGCCGCTTCGACCTGACCACCGCTATGGTCCGCTTCGACCACTCGCCGCCGCTGGCCATGCGCGAGTGGGACGACGTCGCCCGCGACACGATCCCGCCGGCGAACGACCCCGACTTCATTCAGATGCTGCTCGTCGACGAGGACAGGGTGAAGACCTTCGGCCGCGGAGGCGAGCGCAGGATCAGCACCGCCGACGGCGACATCGGCAAGATCGCGAAGATGCGCCGCAACGCCAAGAAGGAAGCGGCGTTCCGGGCCCAGCTACTGGCCAAGGCCACTGGCATCGAGCCGCCGGCGCCGTTCAAGCGCAAGCGCGTCTGGCCGACTCGTCCCTTCCCCAATCGCAAGAGGAGCAATCCGTGAGCGTGCAGATGCCTCGCACCTTCTGGATGGTCTACGGCGCTGGCGAGCGCCCCCCGACAGTCCGCCACAAGACACCGGAGAGCGCGCTCGAGGAGGCGTCCCGCCTGGCTCGCGTGGCTCCCGATGTCGAGTTCTTCGTCCTGCAGGCAATCGCTCACGTCGTGAAGCGCGATGTCGAGATTACGCCGATGGCTGGCGAATCCGATCTCGCGGAGGTTCCGATGGTGCCGCGGCGACATCCCCAAGACGACAATATCCCGTTCTGAGGCCGCGCGATGAGCCGCTTCAAGCCTCGCCCCGCGAATTGGCCCTGGCGCGACTTCGTAACCGCTCGCGAAGCTCAGACGCTCGCTCAGGTCGAAACCGCCAAGACCGAGTACCGCCGCCTCGTGAAGGAGCGCAGCACCATCATGCACGCGGCTATCGCGCGGGCGAAAGCCGCCGGCGCCAGGAAGGTGGAGCCGAGCCATGGCTGAGCGCACGTTCACCGCCCGCGAGAAGCAGAAAGCCGCCGCGCGCGAGGTGTCGCAACGCCAGCGCGTCTACCCTCGCCTGGTCGACGCTGGCCGGCTCAAGCAAGCCGAGGCCGAGCGCCAGATCGCTGTCATGCAGTCGATCGAGGCTGACTACCGGAAGCTGGCCGAGACGGAAGACGCCGCTGGGAGGCTGCTGTGACTTTTTTAGCTCAGGCATTCAGTGATGCGAATGGCGCAGCCGAGCAAGACCTCGGTGGCGTCGTGTGGCTGCCCGGCCGCTCCCTCCCAATAAGCTTCCGCGGCTGCGAGAAGCCCAGGCAATGCCACCCCGCTATTTGGTACGGCGCAGTGAGTCAGCGACGCCCGATGCTTAGGCGCGTCGAATTCGCATGCCTCGACGCGATAAAGCAGGCTGGCGCCAGCGTGCTTACGGTAATTCTGCGCGTCCTCGATCGTTGGCAGGACGAAACAACTCGAAAGCCGACTGGGCTTTCCACTAAAGTGCTGCGCGCGGACCATCTCGAAAGCGAGCTCTCGAGCGAGAAGCATGTCGACACCGGCATTGCCAGTTGCAGTCTGCACCACGGGATGCACACGGAGCAATCGCCCCCAGTTCCCCGGCTCAATGATGCTCCCTGCGCGCAATCGCAGCGGTGCGAAATGAAAGCCGATCATCTATCCTCCGAAGCGTTCCCCTTCCTTTACCGCTGGAACCGCTGCGGCCGGAAGGGGCAGCGCTGCCGCGTGTTCGCGCGAAGCCGCCGCTGGCCGAACGGTAAGAGCATGAACTCCGTCGGCCTCGAGTTCGAAGACGGCTTCACCATGGTCTCCTCCGGCAATGCGCTGAGGAGGGCGTGACCATGGCGCGCGGTCTCCCGGCTCGCTATCCGCCGCACGGCGCGTGGCCGGAGATGATGCGCGCCGACATGGCAGCTGCGTTCTTCGACAGGAAGGATACCAAGGATCTCGCGACGGCTGTCGTTCGAGGGGAGATTCCGCCACCATGCGGGTCAATAGGGTCAGGCAAGGCGAAAGAGCCGGTCTGGACCCGATCCTACTGCCTCGCCTTCATCGGCAGGCGGTACGACGCGGGCGCCGCTGAGCGGGCCGTGTCCGAAGACCTGGCTGACATGGTGTGACGATGAAGATCAGGAAGAAGCCGAGATACACGAACCGGAAGTGGCTCAGCGGCCAACGCCGCTGGGCTTGGTACTTCACCGTGCCGACGTGGGCCCGCGAGCGCGGATGCCCGATGGACGATGCCCCGCTCGGCACGGACCGGGACGCCGCGTGGGATCATGCAGAGGACGTTCTTCTGCCGCAGCTCGACTCATGGCGCACCGGCGGCATGAGCGACCTGGTAGCGGTGCGCGGCGCCGTTGGCACGTTCGACTGGCTGATCACGCTCTACAAGAACCATAAGAGCTATAAGGATCTGAGCGACGGCCAGAAACGCAATCACGAGCGCGGCTTCAGCATGGTCGCCGATTATGAGCTCACGAAGGGATCGAGAAAAGGATCGCGCATCGGCACGCAGCCGGTCGTGGACATCACAACCAAGCTCGTCGATGCGCTCTACGAAGCTCTGCTCACCGTCACCGAGGAGGACGAGGACGGAAACGAGGTCAAGCGCGAGCGCAAGACGACGACCAATGCTGCCATGAAGTCATGCCGGCGCGCCTGGAACATCGCCTACCGTGCCGAGCCGGGCATCGTGCCGAAGGACAACCCCTTCTCGAAGATGGGCCTGGACGAATCGTCGACACCGAACGTCGACGCGACCTTCGAGCAACTCAAGATTTTCGTCGCCAAAGCCGACGTTGAGAAGCGCTCCTCGCTCGGCACTGCGGCTATGATCACCTGGGAATGGCTGCAGCGCGGAGAACACGTCTTCGGCGCCTTCGAGGTCGCTCACTATCGGCCGAAGGAGCGTCCCGACGCAGTCCGTATTGTCCACCCGAAGACCGGCAAGGAGGTCTGGTGGCCGCTGTTCGATCCTGAGCAGGCCGAGCGCGTGCCCCTCTTCCCCGAGCTCATGGCGCGGCTGGACGAGATCAAGCGAAACCGCATCGGCGGACTGATGCTCGTCCGCGATTGGAAGGACGACAAGGAGGGGCGCCCGCTGCCCTGGCCTACCGGGAAGAGAGGCGATCTGACTTACATGCGGCACGAAGTGAAGCGGATAATCCGCGCCGCTGGTCTTCCCGAAGAGTTGTCATTCACGTCGTTCCGCCACGGCGGCCTGACGGAGACCGGCGACGCTGACATGACGGATCGTGAGATCCTCGCACAGTCGGCGCAGAGCTCGCCGAAGGTGCTGCCGCGCTATGTCAAAAAGACCATGCGACAGGTTGCTAATGGGGCTAGGAAACGCCGCGCCGTGCGAACGGATGCTGGCCAAAAGTCAGAATGA